TGGACGGCGAAAGCGCCATGCAGTTCGTCCTGGCTGCCGCCCCGACCGTCGGGGTGACCTTCGCCGTCACACAAGAGTGGCTTGACCTGACCGTCTTCCACGACCACGTCTGAAGAGGAACCCAGATGAGCACCTTCTACTACCTGCGCCAGCCGGTCAGCCGCGCCTCGATCGAGTCCCTGTCCCACGGCTACTGCGCCATCCGCACGGACCCCGATCGGAGCGAGATCTTGTACGACGGCTACGAGCGCGTCGAGGCCGAGTTCGACAAGGCCACCGGCGACCTGGTCGGCTTCTGCCGCTGGGGCGAGAACGACCCCTCGAACTTCGTCCGGTGGTTCGACGCCGTCGGCGAGCACGATACTGATGACTTCGACTTCACCCGCCTGTTTGGAGAACTGCTATGACCCTGAAGCAACTGCGTGAGCTCATCGCCCTGGTGGGCGCCGGCCACAACGGCAAGACCGTCGCCATCGAGACGACGGACGGTAAGAGGTTCAACCTGACCACCGAGCTCCGCCTGTCGAACGGCGAAGTGGTCCTGACCCTGGGGGAGCGGACCAGTGCAGAAGCTTGAGAGGGCTGCGGTCCTGCCGCCGTCGGAGGAGCTGATCGAGCAGGTCATGAAGAACGGGGCGGCCACCCGGAAGCGGGCGATCGCCTCCCTGCAGTCCGAGGCTGCCCGGAACCAGGTCTGGATCAACGACACGTACCAGGTGCAGATCCGCAAGACGCCGCAGGGCCTTGTGCACCTGAACATTCGCCGTCGGGACGGAGGGCCGATCCTGCGGGACTGGCGGGACTTCCAGGCGATCAAGAACCAGCTCGTCGGGGCGGAGTGCGAGGCCGTGGAGCTCTACCCGGCAGAGAGCCGGAAGGTGGACACCTCGAACAAGTATCACCTCTTCTGCGTCCCCGATCCCCGCTACCGCTTCAACTTCGGCTGGCAGGAGCGGGAGGTCAACGGCCCGACGGGTGCCACGACCCCAGGGCTGGCCCAGCGCGACGGGGACGCGGCTGGCCCTGCCGAACCCCCTGTGAACTGGGCCGTCCTCCGTGAGCTCGAGGATGCCGTCCAGAGCCATCCCCCGGCGGCGGAACCCGATGAGGCGTGAGAGGCGGATGTGGTCTCTCTTGGCAAGTGTGGGCTCACAGCCCACACAAATATCTCTTGGATAATCCTGGGCGTTGACTCCTCGTTGAAGGTTCTAGGTCATGATGCCTGTACTGAAACAAAGGAACTGACCGATGCGCACCCTCTCCCAGATCGTCGAAGCCGAAGTCCTCCGCACCTTCCCCGGCGCTGAGTCCGCCACCGTCACGGTCGACGCCCACGCTGAGGCGATCGAGGTCACTGTCGCCCACGCTGGCAATCTGGTCCGCTACTGCTGGGACATCTACGCCGACTACGATGGCCTGGTCTTCGTCTCGACCCACGACACCTACGCCGACCGCTTCGTGGCGATGGACGCAGACGATGCGTTGACCACGGAGTGGGAAGCTGCGATGGCTGCCCACACCGCCTGAACAATCCGGTTTACGGGCTGGCCCGCAGGGCCTACAACCCTACCCGTAGACCTCAACCTCCCGGCACAGGAGACCACCCCATGACCTTCGTTCCCGCCCCCTTCACCGAAGCTGCCGAAGCCCTGCGCTTCATGCTGGCCGGCAAGGCCACCGTCACCCTGCGGTCCAAGGAGACGGACCAGCGCTTCACCTTCCGGATCAAGTCCCCGGAGGACGGCAACGTCCACTTCGTCCAGCTTATGAACGGCCCGGACAACGAGACCGCGTACGTCTACGTCGGCTACATCCGCCGGGGCGTCTTCTTCCACGGCGGCTCGAAGGCTCGGGTCAGCCGCGAGGCCCCGTCCTGCAAGGCGTTCGCTTGGGCCTGGCAGAACCTGCAGAAGGACTACATCAGCCAGAAGCTGGAGATCTGGCACGAAGGCCGCTGCGGCCGCTGCTCCCGCAAGCTGACCGTCCCCCATTCGATCAAGACGGGTTTTGGCCCGGAGTGCGCCTCCCGGTTCTTCGCGGAGGAGATCGCAGCGTAAAGACCAGGGTCTGTCCGCCCCCAGGATCAGATAGGCGGACGCAAGAGGAGAAGTTCCAATGCCCCAGATGGGAAGCCAAGTCACCAGCCTGCGCGTCGGCCACTCGGTCATGGACAGCCGAGGCGTCATCTACAAGATCACCCACATCGACGGGTTCACGGACCCCGTGACCCGGACGAAGTACACGTCCAAGATCACGATGCGCGCGTTGGACAACGACGCGGAGCGGACGATGGCCGCTGCTACCCTCTACGCCATCTGGAATATCCACGAACAACCGGGCGGCCCGTTCGCCGCCCAGCCGACGGGGCTACCTGTGCCGGGTTCGGGCAGCGATGCCCAGCCCCGTCGGACTCTCACACGGGGGACCTTCCCCCGGCAAGGCCGGCCCTCGCCCACAGCCGGAGCAATCGTGGGCCTAGTATCGGAGGACGACATGTCCAAGTTCATCACGGTCGACAAGGTTGGAGGGGGCTCCAGCGAGTACGAGGATCACCACGAGATCGACGACGATCAGGAGTTCGACGAGGAGCCCGGTGCGGCTGCTCCCCCGCTGTTCCAGGGCGAGCCGTCGGTCATCAACGTCGCCTTCATCCGCTGCTTCTACGCCCGCAAGGACAACCGTCCGGGCAGCCGGATCACGTTCGCCGACGGGAAGGGCTTCGCGGTCTTCGAGACCATGGACAAGCTGGTCGAGAAGATCCGTGCGGTGGCCCCCGAGCTGATGTCCAAGTTCGTCAAGGTCACGAAGATCCGGAGCTCGCGCCACACCGGCGAGACCGACGAGGTCTGCATCCTGAACGGCTCCTTCGTCCGGACCTACTACCCCCGCCACGACGGCCGCGTGGGCACCCGCATCACCTTCGCCGACGGCGGAGGGTTTGCCGTCCGAGAGACGGCGGACGTCCTGACGGCCACGCTGCACGCCGACCAGACGCTGAGCGAGCCGGCGGGGCTCCAGCTCGCGATTGCCCACCAGCCTGCCGGAGAGCAGGTCAACTGAGATCGTTGGGTCCGAGAGTCACGACTCGGGCTGACGAGGGGGAGCCGAGGGCTTTGAACCCCGCTCGGCTCCCCCGAACCCTTCAAAATGGCACAGGAGAACTGAATGGCAAAGATGATGAAGATCGTTGCGCACGTGGACGAGGCGGCCTTCGGCCGAGTCGTGAACGTGCTCAACGCGATGCCCGGTGTGGCGAGGCTGGACCTTGACCTGAAGAGGAACCAGGCGAACCAGGACGGCACGATCCCCGGCGCAGCCAAGATGTCGGGCCGCGCCCTGATCCTGGTGGCGCTGTCCGCCAAGGGCAAGCAGTGCATGGACGACCTGCGGACGATCTTCCGAGACGCTGGCCTGGCCGACTCGTCGGCTCTGGCGACGATCGGGAAGCTCAAGCGCGACAAGCTGGCCCGGTCGACCAAGGTGGCGGGGCGGAAGGCCTGCTACGAGCTCACGCCCGCCGGCAAGAAGGCCGTGGCGGCCGCAACGAACCAGGAGGGCTGATGCCTCGCATCCACGTCTACCGGACCTACAACTTCATCGAGAAGGACCCCATCTGCGACAAGGCGCGGACCGCCCTGCAGGACGCCCTGGGCGAGAGGTTCGTCTCCCGCGTGGCGAAGCTGTCCGGGGTCGCCTACTCGACGGCCAAGAACATCTTCGAGGGTCCGACCCGCCGGCCGCAGTTCGCAACCATCGCAGCGATGATGACCGCGGCGGGCTACACCCTGGAGCCCCGTCGGGGGACCAGGATCGACGAGGAGGCGGAACTCAAGAAGGCTGCCGAGTGGATCGCCAAGGGCCGGCACCGGGCGATCGTCCCGACCAGGCGCGGGGCAAAGTCCAAGAAGAAAGCTGCGTGAAAAGGGGCAGGAGGCAGCGAAAGTCTCCCCCTTCAAAGAGTGTAAAGTGGTGTAGGGAGTAGGGACGGCGCACCCGATGCGTCACAACGCGGAGAGAGAAATATGTTGAAAAAACTACTGCTGGCTGCTGCCATGGGGGCAGCAATGATTGCACCATCCTTTGGTGCAACCCTGAGCCTGACGCAGAGCAATCTGCCGGCTCAGTTCTTGCCGCCGTACGGCACGCTGACTGTGAACCTGATCGACGGAGACACGGCGTCCTTCAGCTATCAGGCGGCGACCGGCTACTCGTTCGGAGGGCAAGGGGCGTTCGACCTGAACTTCTCCGCAACGAACTATCTGATCAGCGGCATCGGTTGGACGCCGCTCATCAACGGCACCAACCCGCCGACATCCGTCCTGAGCATCAATTCGAGCAACGGCGGAACGTGGGGGGACTTCAACACCTCCATCAACATGTTCGACGGCTTCACGCGGTCGGTCACGGAGTTCCACTTCACGCTCGACAATCCGACGGGGCAGTGGAACAGCGTTGCGAGCATCTTCGCTCTCAACTCCAACAACCGGGTAGTGTCGGACCACATCTTCGCGTTCAACCCGCTCAATCCGGACGGCGGCGCGTTTGATACCGGCTACGCAACTGGACAGGCCGGGCTCATCCCCGGCCAGCAGATCGCTGGCGTACCTGAGCCTGCGACGTGGGCGATGATGGGCTTGGGCTTCCTTGGCCTTGGCCTGCTGTCTCTGCGCCGTAAGCGTCGTGGCGATCGACCGCTGGTCCGCCTGGCGTAAGTTGGACGGAAATCTACTCATCAAGTGCCTGGTCGCCGTCTCGCTGACGGCGGCCGGAGCCTTGGTCATCTCAAAGCCCGAGAGGCTCTGGAGCGTCATCTTGGCGTCCATCGCAGCCATCGCCGTCGGATGCATCGTAGGCTGGATGCTCGATGAGTGGGACAGCAGGAAGTGATCACTCCAGGCCTGATGGCCCGACAGCCCGCAGGGAAAATCACAGCCGTTGACACCTCTTCAAAGGTCTTGATGCATGCTACGGGTATGGACATATTGTCCAAGAGCTTGGTAAGAGAGATCGATCGGGGAGCTGGAGGACCCCACATGACGAGCAAGAAGACTTCCACCGACGGACCCGAACCGAAGCAGGGCAGAGTCTACGTCCGCTTCGTCAAGGGCAAGCGCGTCGGGGAGCTGGTTCGGTCCGGCCCGGAGCAATCGGAGGTGCGTTGGATGCACTCCGGCTCCCTCCAGACCATCCCGAACTATCACCTAGAAGTCCTGGACGGACCCCAGCAGGGAGATGTTCAGGAGCCAACCGACAGTGTAAACAGCGCCACGGCGCAGGAGAGTACAATGGCTAAGACTGCAGCGAAGAAGAAGGCCCCGAAGACCGCAGCCAAGAAGGCAGCGAAGAAGACCCCGGCGACCGCCCGCAAGGTCACGCCCAAGTCAGCGACCGACGCCGCCCGAACCCCGGCAGCCAACGGCACGTCGGCGACCCGGACCCGAACCCGCGACGAGCAGGTCATCCGCCTGAAGGCGGACGAGAACCCGCGCCGCGAAGGCACGGATGCCCACGCCCACTACGAGAAGATGCGCGGTGGCATCAGCATCGGGAAGTACCTGGCAAAGTTCCCGACGGCTGAACGCCGCAACGCTCGCCAGTGGCTGACCAACACGGTTCGCGACGGTCACATCAGCCTTGTAGGCTAATCCGATTGGCGTAATTTGGTCCGGGTGCGAGGGGCGGAACTTCCTCCACCCGGACGACCAAAGGGAAGTCCAATGGCTGACCCCGCCTGGCAGTCCACGCTGCTCACAGCCCTGCCGGCGCAAGTCCAGCTCGACCTGACGTCCTACTTCGTCACCCACGGAATACCCCTCGGAGCCGTCACCCGAGCCGACCTGGCCCTGGCGCTCCTCAGGATCGGCACCGAGGAGGCCCGCAGTTGCATAGAGCGGGTCACTGGTCGCGCAATCCAGGTCGGCCCATACAACCCACCCCCCTGGCCCCCACGCCCCGTGGCGCGCTCCCCTGAGCACCTGGGGCCAAGGCTCGTCCGGGTGGACCCCAACCCCTGCCTGCCCACCACCCAGGCCTTCCTGAGATATAAGAAGCTGAGGGTCGGCCTCACCGAGGCCCAGCTCAAGACCAGGGGCATCTCCCGCCGAGATGTCCAGCGGTGGACGGCCGCCGGCCGCATCCAGTTCGAGGAAGTTTAGGCAAGGTTAGGAGGGTAGCCCCATGGACGAGCGCAAGATGGCCGAGGACATGGTCCAGGAGAACCGGCAGCGGGCGATGGCCGCCGTCCGGGCTGACCCCGTCGGGGTTCCCCCGAGCGAGTCTGATCTGCGCGGCGAGGCCTGGCTGGTCCCGACGGACCACGTCGGCTACTGGCACATCCACGGGAGGCCGTTCCCCGCGTCGGTGGCCCTGTGGCTGATCGAGTGCCCTTGGGCCCATCCGATCTGGCACTCCTACGTCCTGTCGCTCGTCCACCTGCGCCCTGCACCTGACGAGCAACCGATCCGCTTCTACATTCCGGGGGCGACCCACGAGTTCATGATCTTCGCCCTCAACCCATCCAAGCGCCGCAACGAGATCTTCGGAGGCAGGGTCAACCGCCTGGACCCCGGCAACTTCGGAGCCCAGATGGTCTGCGCCAGCGACGAGGAGGCGGCGGCCAGGATCAGGGACACCGTCCGGGAGATCATCCGGGGCGACCTGTCCCCCGACACAGACTTCACGCACCAGTGGGTCCAGCGCTTCGGCGACTCGATGATGAGGAAGTGATGCCCAGACAGAAGCCGAAGCGGACGAGGGGCGGAGCCTCTGTCCCGTGCCCGGTGTGCAGCGGACCCAGCCACGTGATCATCACCCGGAGGGTCGAAGACCACGTCGTCCGCAAGCGCCAGTGCGATCGGCAGCGGCACCCCTTCACCACGTCAGAGAGGGTGGTCGCCGATGAGCCCAACCCAGCTTGAGGGCGTCTCCGTCGGGGACGTCTGGTATCGCGTCGAGGACCGGCGATACGCCGGAGGGGTGAACGAGTTCGGGACCCCCGACGGGCCGTGGAGCTCTGCGGTCGTGGTGCTGTTCATCCGCATCGGGATGGTCCACCAGAAGTCCGTCCGCTCAGACGACGGCAGGCTGATGCGGGTCGGCGTCAAGCGCCAGTGGGCGTGGCCGACCTACGAGCTCGCCAGGGCTGACTTCCTCCGGCGCAAGGCCGCCCAGAAGTCCATCCTGTCCGCCCGCATCCGTCACATCGAGAAGTGCCTCCGCACGATCAGCCGTCGGCCGGACAGCGCGGACGTCGAGCTGGCGCAGGCCGAGGGGCGGCTGCAGCTCGAAGTCCGCGAGAGGATCAGCGAAGTTCTGGAGAGGGCAGACTGATGCCCATTGACTTGGTGCCGCTGAGCACGACGGTGACGAGCACGCCAGCACCCCAGGTCACCCCCGAGCAGATCCTGGCCGGCATGCGCGCGGCCCTGGAGATCGCGCAGACGATTGGCACTCTGCCCCAAAGTGTGATTACTGGGGGCACCACCCGGCAAACCATCCAAGACAGCACAGGAATTGGAGCCATGCCCGAAGAGTTTGACGAAGAGCCACCTGGGAGCGCAGACCAGAACACCGCCTTCCCGCAGATCAGCCGGCGGCTCCGGTCAGAGCCCGGACGGCCTGCGGCCGCACGGCCTGCGACCGGCAACCTGGCGCAGGAGATCGAGGAGTGGTTCCGCCAGTACGCCGAGCGGGTCTGCCCGCCGGGGTCTGTCCCAACGCCGAGCCAGGTGCAGGATGCGAACCTCTTCGCCCGCCTGTTCAAGTGGATCAGCGACAACCCGAACCGCCCCCTGCCGCCCCCGGCGGACATCCCGCCACCCGATGAGCGACTGCAGCAGCAGCTCATGATGGAGCGGCAGGCCCGGATCGAAACGAGCGAAGAGCTCAGCCGAGCCCGTCGGGAGGTCGGAAGGCTCAGCAGGCTCGTCTACGAGCGGCCGGGGCCAGACGCCAACCCGTTCGAGCAGCTCGGGCAGGCTCAGGTCGACCGGGCCTACTCCCGCGGCGGCGGCGGACCGATCGAGAGCTCGGCTCCGAGGATGCCGAACGCCATCCCCCAGGACGCGTACAGCCACACCGGCGTGCGCGTCGCGAACCATCCCTACCTCTCCACCCCCCAGCGGAGGAGCGACGTGCTGGGCGGAGGATGGGTCCTGCAGGTCAGACGCGGACCGGGCACCGAGTGGGCGACCCTCGAGAACCCGGACGCTGCTCTGCACAGCGGCGACTGGGTCCGGTGCATCACCCCCGCCAGGTGGTTTCCAAGGACCCGCGACGAGGCGCAGGCGCAGGAGATGGCGGCTTTGCCGTCGCCGCTGATACGCCTGCGACCCATGACTCCAGCCGAGATCGAGCTGCAGCCGTTCTTCCTGCCGATGCTCCACCAGATCCTGGTCGACGTGCTGCGGGACAGGGCGCGCGCCAGGTACCCGCAGCCCGTCGAGGAGCTGGCCATGAACATGATCATGAACCCCCAGACCGAGGGCCAGAACCGGCAGGTCGCAGAATGCAAGGAGATGGCGCACCGCTCGATCAAGGTCCTGCTGAACTTTGGCGTCATCTCGCCGAGTTCCCTGAACGTCCGCGAGCCCGATCCGGCGCTCGGCCTGAGCCGGCCAGAACCACCGACGGCAGCCCAGAGGCGGCGTTCGCTGGCCTCCTGGATCAACGCCAACCCGAGGGCAGGATAGCATGGACGCAACCGCACGCCTGAGGGACCTGCCAGGCCACGAGCTGTTCCCCTCCCTCGCAGGACAGGGGGCGATCGCCGTCGACTGCGAGACGAAGGACCCAGGCCTGAAGACCGACGGGCCGGGGTGGCACAAGCCCGACACCTTCGTGGCCGGCGTCGCCGTCGGGACGGAGGCGGGGTTCCGACGCTACTACCCGGTCGCCCACGAGAACGACCCGGACAACCTGGACAGGGCGAAGGTCTTCGGCTGGCTCAGGCAGGAGCTCAGGACCAGCACCCCCAAGATCGGAGCCAACCTGCTCTACGACTACGGCTTCCTGGACAAGGAGGGGGTGACCGACATCGGCGGCGTGCCCTACGACATCCAGAACGCCGAGCCTCTGCTCGACGAGGACAGGTTCAGCTACGGGCTCGAGGCGCTGTCGAAGGACTACCTGGGGATCGGAAAGCTGGACGACGAGCTGGACGAGTTCCTGGTCAAGAACTTCGGCCGGAAGAACCCCAAGGCCAACATCTGGCGCGCCCCCTCGTCGGTCGTGGCGAAGTACGCGATCGGCGACGTCAACCACCCGATCAAGATCTTCCAGAAGCAGAAGCCGAGGCTCGAGGCGGAGGGGCTGTGGGACCTGTTCCTGCTCGAGAGCCGCCTGATCCCGATGCTGAAGGCGATGAAGAAGAGGGGCGTCCGGGTGGACCTGGACCGGGCGGAGCAGCTCTACGACAAGATGACCAAGGACCAGGCGAAGCTCCACAAGAAGCTGAACCGCGACGCCGGAATGGAGATCGAGGTCTGGGCTGCGGACTCGATCGCCCCCGCCTTCGACGAGGCTGGCATCCCCTACCCCCGGACCCCCAAGACCGACAAGCCGTCCTTCCGCAAGGACTTCCTGGAGACCTGCGACCACCAGATGGCCAGGAACATCATCGAGGTCCGACGGCTCGACAAGTTCCGGGGGACCTTCCTGCGGGGCTGCATCCTCGACGGCCACATCAACGGACGCATCCACTGCAACTTCAACCAGCTCAAGTCGGACGGCGGAGGGGCGGTCTCCGGGCGCTTCAGCTCGTCGGGACCCAACCTGCAGTTCATCCCGGTCAGGACCGACGACGGAAAGCTGATCCGCGCCATGTTCATCCGGGACGATGAGAGCCACATCTTCTGGAAGAAGGACTACTCCCAGATCGAGTACCGGCTCCTGGCGCACGACGCGGCGGACATGGGGCTGAAGGGGGCGATGGAGGTCGTCGAGGCCTACCGCAGCGACCCCAACACGGACTTCCACGCAAAGCTGGCCGAGATGACAGGGCTGGAGAGGGGACCGGCCAAGACCGTGAACTTCGGCATCGCGTACGGCGAGGGCGTGGAGAAGCTCTGCGCTCAGCTCAACCTGTCCCGGCAGGCCGGCGAGAAGCTGCTCGACGCGTACCACCGGGGTGCGCCCTTCATGCGCCCCCTGATCCACCGCCTGATGAACCTGGCCGAGCGGACCGGGGAGATCATCACCCTCCTCGGCAGGAAGAGGCGCTTCAACGCGTGGGCTCTGAACAAGTGGAAGGCCGGGGAGCGAACCACGACCATCCTCCGCCACAAGGTTCCAGGGGCGAAGCGCGCCTTCTGCCACAAAGCCCTGAACGCCCGGACCCAAGGCTCGGCGGCTGACATCATGAAGATGGCGATGGTGGACGTCTGGGAGTCGGGCGCGGCTGCGGCCGCCGGCATCCCCCTGATGACCGTCCACGACGAGCTGACGGGGAGCTGCCCGAACACAAATGAGGCGAGAGAGGCTCTCACCCACATAGACCGCCTCATGGAAAACTGCGTCGACCTGCTGGTCCCCCTGCGGGTGGACGCCGGGATCGGCGCAAGCTGGGGCCAGTGCGAGCACGACAACCCCGAGTTCAACATCGTCCGCTCCGCTGGCAGGGGCGGAGGCTTCCGCGACAAGCCACCAAGAAAGAGGACAACATGAAGATCCCGCCAAAGCAGTTCCTGGTCATGCTCCGTCGGGCGGAGCTCGAGACCCGGCCCATCGGCAAGAACACCCCCGTGGCATCCCTGGACATGCTCGAGGCGATGGAGAAGGAGGACCTGGAGGAGTGCCTCGGCCTGCTGAACCAGCTCGAAAACCGCTTCCACTCCGTCGGGATGAAGGCCTGGTTCGTCCACTTCACCCGAGGGGAGCGCCCGCTGCCGCAGAAGAAGGAGATCCTGACGTGAGGGCCAAGCCCTCCGCCGTCGCCGGGGCGGTCCTGAGCGGCAAGAGGCAGGAGTACCGCTACGCCCTCTGGAGGACCTGGAACACCGAGCGCGAGCCCCTGCTCTTCATCATGCTGAACCCGTCCACCGCGGACGCCGAGGCCGACGACCCCACCATCCGCCGGTGCGTTGGCTTCGGGGCCAGCCTCGGGTTCGGCTCCGTCCGGGTGGTGAACCTCTTCGCCTGGCGGGCGACCGAGCCTGCGGAGATGATGAGGGCCAAGGACCCGATCGGACCTCTGAACGACGGCTTCATCCGCGACGAGTCCAAGGACGTCCGGGCAAAGGGCGGCATCGTAGTGGCAGCCTGGGGGCAACTGAAGAGGTTCCCACAAGCCTGCCCCGACCGGGAGAAGTTCAACGCCAGGAATACGCATGTGTTCTCGATGCTTGACCGACAGGGCATTCCGGTGCATTGCCTTGGTCTGACGAAGGACGGGCATCCCCGCCATCCCCTGATGCTGGAGTCGTCCAGTCAGCTCCGCTTGTTTCGCATTCACACTGCTGGGGGACAACCCTCAAATTCCTAGTGGCCTCGCTGGGCCGAAGTGGTATGGTCCCCGTCGGGCAGGCTGGAAGCGCACGCACCTTCCCCAGTTGACCCCTGTGCGTAGACAAGGAGGCTTCGATGTGCGGACGAGTAGAGTTCGTTCCCACGCCACGCCGCGAAGAGTCCATGGACGACTTCCTGGGCAACCTTTTCGGCAGCGTGGAGCGACGCACGCTGAAGCAGAAGCAGCGCGATGAGCGGCTGGCGATCATGGCCAGGGCGCAGTCGATCATGGACCGGAAGGATATGATCCAGTCCGTGCAGGCCACCCCGACGGGCACGATCATCCAGTTTCGGTGCAGACCGAGACCTGGCATGCCGCTGTCCTCGGATTGCGTGCCGCTGCAGATCGCAGCGTAAGCGGGATGGGGTCGGCTGGTCACGCAGTCGGCCCCGTTTCGCCTCAGACCATCCGCGTGCGGTGCCAGCGCGGACGGCGGGGCTTCAGATAACCCGAAGGAAGATGCCGAATGACAATTCCCAGGCCTGACATCTTTGTCAAAAAAGAAAAAGTTCACGAGCTTCGAGCCAAGTTCTGGGGCGACGCGTACGTGGCGGCGGTGTCCGCCCAGCTTCAGATCCCGGGCGCAATGAACGCTGTCGTCATCCTCCGCAATCGCGAACGGATCGCCCAGATGCGGGCGAACGCGCTCCTGTTCGCTGACGATGCCCTGCGGGACTACGACGCCACCATCGACGTGAGCAAGATCCCACATGATTAGAGAAGCCCTGGAAGCCTACGCGCTGTCACCAACGATGGAGACGACGTTCGTGATGGACCGGCAGCGCACGATCGGCGCGTCGGAGATCGGGCTCTGCTCCCGCAGGATGTACTGGGTGAAGACCGAGGGGCGAGTGGACGAGGGGCACGGCGACCGATGGGGCGCCAGGGCCAGGGGCAAGCTGCTCGAGCAGCACTTCTACGTCCCCGCCATGCGCAGGAAGTACGGCAAGAAGCTCCTGTGGGCCGGGAAGGACCAGAAGACCTTCAACGACCGATACGCGTCGGCGACCCCAGACGGGCTGCTGATCGACCAGCCTCGGGACCTGCTCCTGAAGGACTTCGGGATCGCTGACATCGGCGCGGGGCAGTGCGTCCTGGTCGAGTGCAAGTCGGTGGACCCCCGCGTGAACATGTCGAGGGCCAAGGAGGAGAACGAGTTCCAGACGCAGATGCAGCTCGGCCTGGTCCGGGAGCTGACCGTCTACAAGCCGGAGTACGCGATCCTGTCCTACATGGACGCCTCCTTCCTGGACGAAGTCCACGAGTTCGCGATCAAGTTCGACCCGAAGGTCTACGACGCAGGCCACAAGCGCGCCGTCCGGATCAAGACCGCAACCCGCCCCGACGAGCTGCCCCCGGAGGGGTGGATCGCCGGCGGCAAGGAGTGCGAGTACTGCCCGTTCACCCAGGCCTGCGGCATCGTCCGCCACTCCGTCCCGGAGTCTGAGGCGGCAGCCGACCCCCAGTTCACCGCTGAGATCACCGACCTGTGCCGGGAGCACGAGCGCCTGGACGGCCTGAAAGACAAGGCCGAGATCGCCCTGAACACCCAGAAGCAGCTCATCAAGGACAGGCTGAAGGACAAGGGCATCCGCCGCATCCCCGGCGTGGTGACCTGGTCGGCCGTGAAGGGCCGGCGGAACTACGACATGAAGGGCATCCGCGCCGCAGCAACCGAGGCTGGCGTGGACGTCGAGGCATACAGCACGACCGGCGACCCGTCGGACATGCTGATGGTCAGGGTGGCGCTCGAGGCTGAGGCCACAAAGAACTCCACGCCCCGGAAGAAGCAGCTCCGGGCGCGCGGATAGGCGGGGTGGGAACATCACTCTCCACCACGTTGCGTCCCCACTAGGGCACCCTGCCCGATGTGGATCGAAAGCAGCAAGCAGTGAAACAGCAGAAGGCAGACAGAAAAATGGTAAGAAGCACACCACGCGCACCAAACCGTGAGACGATCATCCCGCCAGCAGACGAGGCACCACCGAGCACCGGCACCGCCGTGGCCCGACCCGCCCAGACGTCCGTCGGCGGAGTGAACGAGCGCAACGCCTTCGAGGCCTACGGCGACCAGTTCGCCGGTCGGTTCATCGTCGGGCAGCTCCTGAAGTTCAACAAGGGGGACTGGCTGTGCGGCGAGGACGACGAGGAGATCGAAGAGGGCACAGAGTACACCTGCAACATGAACCAGCTCATGATCGGCTGGATCAAGTGGGTGGACAACAAGCCCGCGGAACAGCTCATGGGTCCGCTGGCGTCCGGCTTCCGGCCCGCTCGACGCGAAGAGCTGGGTGACTCCGACGAGGAGCAGTGGGAGGTCGACGACCAGGGCAAGGCGCGGGACCCTTGGCAGTACAGCAACTACCTGCTCCTCAAGACCCCAGGGGACCAAGCCGAGGAGGAGCAGCTGTTCACGTTCGCCACCTCGTCGAAGGGCGGCCTGGGCATGATGGGCGACCTTTGCAAAGTCTACGGCAAGGAGATGCGGACCCGTCCCGACGAGTGGCCGATCGTGGCCGTCGGCGTCAGGAAGTACAAGCACTCCAACCCCGAGTTCGGATGGATCAAGGTGCCGACGATGAAGGTCGTCGGATGGGAGGAGAAGTCCCTGTTCGAGTACACCCCCTCCGACCCGGCTGACGCTGGCGACGAGGGGGAGGAGGCCGGCGAGGAGGCCGAGGCGCAGGCTGAGGAGGCTCCCGTCAGGGCAGCCCGCCCGAACCAGCGCGCGGCCACTCCGGCGCAGAGGGCTGCTGCACCTGCCAAGAAGAACGGCGGCACCGCAAGGCGCCGCTGACCTGACGGTCTGAGCGGGGGATCGATCCGGGAATTTGGCTCGGGTCGGTCCCCCAACCGTCTGTTCGTGACAACGGCGGGGTGAGATTGTGACTGAGATTAACGAAGAAGTCGGCCCCGGCGCCGACCTGACGCTCTATGTCGACTACATGCTGCAGGGGCACGACCACCCCGTCTACGTGTGCAGCCTGCCCAACGTCCGGGGCCAGTCAGGCAAGGGCGAAGTCCACGTCCTGACGAGGGACCCAGAGCGCATCCGCCGGTTCCTGGTCAAGCACGACAGGGCCGAGCGGGGCTGCTTCCACTGCGTCAGCCCGATCCTGAAGGGGCACAAGCGGGTCAAGCCCAACGTGGCCGCCCTGACGTGCCTGCACGTCGACATCGACTTCAAGGACATCCTGAACACCGAGGACGAGGTCCTGGCAGCCCTGGCCGCCCTGCCGAACCCGCCCAGCCGAATGCACAGGTCCGGAGGGGGCGTCCACGCCTACTGGTTCTTCACCGACCCGACGGATGCGCCCGGACCCGAGGACGTCAGAGCCTACGAGGCGGAACTCCAAGTCCTTGGAAACCACCTGGCGGGGGACAAGGCGACCCGGCACGCTGTCACCCTGCTCCGGGTTCCGGGAACCCACAACACCAAAGCCGGGGCGTGGGCGCTGGTGCGCGTGCTGGCTGGCGAGGGGGAAAGGTACCCCCGAGCGGTGCTGAGCGCCTGGCTGGGCTCCCTGGCCGCCCAGGAGGCCCCTCCAGTGCTGACGCGAAAGGTCCGGGAGCGGAAGGTGGCGGAGCAGGAGAACCCGTTCCTCCGGGTGGCTGAGCTGCAGGGCTACACCGACCACATCGACTGGCGGGACCGCCTGGCCCGGATGGAGTACCTGGAGCAGCGCCGGGACGAGGGCATAGACGAGACCTTCTCCGTCCACCTGACCATCCGCGACGTCACGTCGGGCATGCTGTCCCAGGGCTACACCGAGGACTTCGTCGAGGCCAAGATGATGGAGGCCCTAGAGCGCGTCGCCGAGGACAGCTGGAACATGGACGTCGAGCGCCGGAAGGTCCGAGGCGCGATGCGGGGGTGGATCAAGAAGGTGGGCCACGAGTTCCCGGCGGAGCCGCCAGAGGACCAAGTGGAGGAAGAGAGGGCACTCACGGCCGATGAGGGCTCACACGATCCTGAGGACGACAGCGGCGAGATCCTAGACGAAGCGATGGGCGGGGAGCCGCCGGAGCTGGCCTCCCTGCAGGCCAACCGGGGCATGCAGCAGCTCGCCTCCATGCCGAAGCCAGCACCCCGCCCGACGGGGAGGGCTGCCCAGGTGGTGCACCTCGACCAGGTCCGTGCGCAGCGGAAGAGCGAGCCCCGGCCTGAGCCCAAGGAGGGGAGGAAGAAAAAGGGCAAGAAGGACGCCCACGTGGTCCTGGCCGCCGGCGTCCTGGCAGCTCTGGAGCAGCGGGGCGAGCAGCTCATGTACATCGGCTCTGTGCCCTGGCGCTACCGGGATGGGCTGTGGGCGATGTACGGGGTGACGAAGGAGGAAAAGTCCTGGTTAGCTCGAGAGATCAACGTCGGGTGCGACGCCCTGGGCATCGTGCCCACGACGACCGTGATCAATGAGACGATCGCCCACCTGCAGCGGATGGGGGAGATCCACCAGGACGAAGCTGACGTGCAGTGGGACGCGCACGGGATGATCTCAACGCAGTCAGGCCTGGTCGACCTGGAAACCATGCACCACCGGCCGCATAGGCCGGACGACTACGCCACAGCCCGCATCGAGTGCGAGTACGACCCGGCGGCCGCCTGCCCGATCTGGATGCGGACGCTCAAGGACATCGTGAAGGACGACGGCGCGGTCGCATTCATCCAGGAGAACCTAGGCATGGCGCTCCTGGCCCGGAAGCAGAAGGCGCTGATGCGGGCTCTGGTCCTGGTCGGCGAGAGCAACTCCGGCAAGTCGACCCTCCTGAACGTCCTCAGCGGCCTGATAACGAACGCCCCGATCACGCAGCCCATCGACCAGCTCTCAAAGCCGCACGGCACGGAGCCGTTCCTCCGCAGCGTGCCCTGGGTCCTGCACGAAGCCTTCGATCAGTCCAAGTGGGAGATCAGCTCGATGGTGAAGGCGCTGCTGTCGTCGGACCCCGTCGGGGTGAACATCAAGAACGGTGCCCAGACCGCGCACGTCTACCGCGGGCCGTCGTTCTGGGGCGCGAACGTGATGCCGCAGTTCAGGGAGATGAGCAGGGCAATGGAGAACCGCCTGGCCATCCTGCGCATCCGGACGGTGTTCGACCCCCTGCGCCCGACGGGCGTGGCCGCTGAGGCGGTTGCGAGGGGCTACTCGTCTCCGGCGGACTGGGTGCTTGAGGAGGAGAAGTCAGGCGTCCTGAACTGGGCTATTGCCGGGATGAAGCGGGCCCTGGCGAGGGGCCACTACTCGTACACTCCTGACATGGACGAGGCCTCGGCTGAGCTCCGGGAGGACAGCAACATCTCGATCGGCTTCGTCAGGGATTGCTGCGAGTACGACCGGACCGCGATGAACGTCAGCGCGGATCTTTACGCGGCGTTTCACAGTTGGCGAGAGGAGAACCACGGCCTGCCGATCCCGTCGCCTGGCGCATTCGCGAAGGCCCTGAAGTTCCACCCGGATAGCGCAATGTTCAAGTTCGACAAGTTCGGGCAGCCGCAGCGGCACGTGGGCGGTCTGAAGCTGAACGAGGCGGGGCTGGCGCACTGGAATGCGAGGGCTGGGTTCCTTGCGAACCGGCAGGGCGGACACACCACCCTGAGCCGAACGGACCAGGATCTGAACGCGGAAGTACCCCGGCAGCATCGCGGACGGGTGCCCCCGTTGGGCTGACCCGTCCGGACCCGTCCTCCACCCGTCGGGCCGTCCAGATCAGAAAACGGGTGCCGCCATTTTCGTGTCCAGGCGTCCAGTGACGCGTCCTATCAAAAAATTGTTTGATTACAAGATGGTTAGCCGAGGAACTGGACGCCTGGACGGATATTCTTTGCACGTGTGTGTGTGAGAATATGCTGTCCCGTCGGGTAGGAAAGGGGGGAAAAGGGGTTAAAATAAGGGTAGGAGCAGTATAGGGAGCCCCTCCCCGTCCAGACCGTCGGGTCCGGTGGGTCCAGCGAACGTTCCTAATAGGAGTTTGTGGTTTCGAAAAAGGTCCGGAAGCGGCCCCTATCGTCGCTCGGCCAGGTCGACGCCCAGGTTCGGTTCCTTCATCGGTCCGTCAAACAACTAGATTTGGTGTCGGATGGCCGGATCAAGATCTCCGAAGCTGGACCTGCCCCAATACCGGGGCCTCAAGCCGCTCCACAAGGGCGACAAGGCCACGAAGACCCGCAAGGGCATTCCCAACAAGAACGGGCGCATCGTCCAAGAGCTCGTGATCGACGCCATGCACAAGAGCGGGTCAGACGGGAAGGGCAAGGACGGAGCGATCGGTTACCTGGTGTGGCTGTCCCGCAAGAAGCCCGACATCTTCGGTCCGCTCGTCGGCAAGATCATCCCCAAGCAGGTCGATGCGACGATCACGGCTGCGGCGGTCGGCGCAGACGGCGGCCCGAAGATGACCGCCGCCCAGCTCAGGCAGCAGCTCCTGGACCGGGGCTACCGCCCGCCGACCCTGATCGAGCACGACCCATCCCTGCCCGACGACCCGTCGGTCGTGGACGCAGAGTTTACTGAGATCGAGGACGAAGCCTTCCAGACGACAGGCGAGGATGATTAAACTTGCTGTCAGGAAAACGAGATTTCTGTCAACGTTGGCAGAAGATGAGAGCTGAAAGCTAAACTTCTACCGATCAAAACGAGATTTCTGTCAACCCCAACGGACCATGAGGATTGATCGGTAAACTTGCACTGATCAAAACGAGATTTCTGTCAACGTTGAAGAGAGATGAGGATCGGTCGGTAAACTTGCTGGGAATAAAACGAGATTTCTGTCAACGTCACCAGAAGATGAGAGCGGATCGGTAAACTTGCTGGTTCCAAAACGAGATTTCTGTCAACCAAGGGGAAACAACCAAATGCTCAAGGCACTCCTGATCGCCGCTTCCCTCGCAACCGTCGGGCTGATCCCGACCCTCGTCGAGGCACAAGACTGCCGATCTCTGCGCCAAGCCTGCCTGATGCGTGACTCGCTGGGCGAGCGGGGCGACGGCAACTGCCGGCGCTTCCGAGAGCAGTGCGGAGATGAGCGCGGTGGAAGGGGAGGCGGCGGCGGCGGCGGCGTCATTGGGGGCATCGGCGACATCATTGGTGGCGGTGGTAGAGGTGGCCGCTGCGAGCGGCTGCGCCGCGCCTGCATGTTCAAGGACGAACGCGGGGACCGAGGCCAGGGCAACTGCCGGCGCTTCCGGGAGGAGTGCAGTTAAACTTGCACTGAATAAAACGAGATTTCTGTTAACGTAGAAAGACCATGAGGAAAGATCGGTAAACTTGCGTCGGCTAAAACGAGATTTCTGTTAACGTTGGCAGAAGATGAGAACTGATCGATGCAATTGCTTGGATCAAAACGAAGTTCCTGTTAACGTTGGCAGAAGATGAGGAATGGAAGTTAAACTTGTACGGACTAAAACGAGACTTCTGTTGACCAACACACCTGGCACACACGCCCCACATCCGGACCACAGCGGAGCAGTGAGCCTCACAACCCGGCCAGTGAGCCACACATCGGATCTGCACCCGTCGCACAAGATCCCGTCCGCGCCTGTGAGTCTCACACCTGGCAATGAGGGCTCACACCTGAACCTCTGGCCACACACCTGTCGGGGAACCGACCGATGAGGCACACTGCTAGCGTATGCGGCTCACACCTGAACCTCTGGCCACACATCCGGCACACTGGCCGGCCGATGAGGCACACACCCGGCGTATGTGGCTCACAGGATCAGTTAAACTTCTACGGGTCAAAACGAGATTTCTGTCAACCCCAAAAGACCATGAGAACTGAAGCATGCAATTGCAACGCGGAAAACGAGATTTCTGTTAACCCCAAAAGGTCATGAGAAAAGAAGGATGCAATTGCTGGTTCCAAAACGAAGTTCCTGTCAACGTAGAAAGGTCATGAGAACAGAAGGATGCAATTGCTGTCAGGAAAACGAGAATGCTGTCAACGTAGAAAGACCATGAGGATTGGTCGTTAAACTTGTACGCAACAAAACGAGACTTCTGTTGATGATGACAAAGACCGACTCCCCGAACAGCAGGTGGACCTCTCAGGAGATCGCGCACCTCGAGCTCCTGTACTCGGGCACGCGCGGGGCCTACCTGACGATCGCCAAGATCGTCAAGGCGATGCGGGCGGAGTTCCCCCGCTCCTGTGTCACCTTCACGATCTCTGCCGTCGGGGGCAAGATCCACCGCCTCGACCTGCAGAAGAAGTATCCGAGGACCGCCGGCAGGGCAACTGGCGTGCGGATGGACGTGAAGATGCGTCAGATCAGCAGGGTCAGAGCCAAGGCGAACTACAAGTCCCAGGACACTCAGACCGGACCTGAGCCTCGGGCTGGCAGGGTCAACATGGGGATGGGGAACACCACCGTGTTTGTGTCCAGGACCATGCAGATCGACCAGGTGAGGCCTCCGAAGTCCAAGGAAACCAAGGGAGCCGCCAGCCTCGAGGGTCCGATGGCGACCTCGGCAGGGGATGCCACCGTCCCCGAGGGCGATCGCTGCCAGTGGCCGATGCCCGACGGGCTGGTGTGCGACGCGCCACGGGCCTCAGGGGCCAGCCGAGCGCGTCCGCTGGCCTACTGCCCGTATCACCACCGGGCCAGCGTCCAGCCCCTCCGCAAGCCCCCAGGGGCCGACAGCTACCTCCCAAAGCGAACCTTCGGCCGGACTGCACGCTGATGCCGCTAGCCCACGACCCCACCCAGCACCTGGTGAACGTGAACTGGCCCGGAGGCCGGTATCTCCTGCTGTTCGTCCAGGGCATGGGGCAGGTCGACTCGAGCATCCCGTCGGGGGGCACGGACCCCAGCGTCCGCATCACTCTGCAGTCGGACTTCCCCTGGTTCGGCTGGCAGGACGGCGTCCTGGCCTACGGCCCGTTCCCAGAGAAGGTGTCTGCCCCTCCGGGCAGCGAAGCCGACCCCGTGCCCGCCTTCACCGCAGCCCCCAACAAGTTCCACGCGTTCCCTGCGGTGGCCGACCCCAGGTCGAAGGTCTTCTCCGGGCTGACCTTCCACGTGATCGACGCCGGTGAGTACGTCCTCATCGACACGCTGACCGGGGCGATCTGCTCCTCCGGCTTCGATCCGTTCGGCGAGCAGGAGGTGCCGTTCACAGTCTCGTGGAATGGAGCGGGCGGCTCAGACTACACTGCGCCCGACGATGCCAGCTCGCTCTACTCGAACGTCCTCGCCATGTCGATCGCGACGGACATCGGCCTGGCCGGCTTCAACTGGGACATCTTCCTGCTGACCGAGACTGCCGGCCACGACGAGGTCGGAGCGTCCAAGACCCAGACCGTCGGTCCGGGCACGCGCCTGATCTGGATCGCCTACGACGCCCTCAAGTCTGCCGCTGTCGCCGTCGGCCAGAAGGTGGTGACCTTCGACGTGACCTGGTCCCGTCCGGGGGCGATCGGCGGCAAGGCCAGCTACGAGGGCAAGCTCTGGTTCGCCCGGTACCTGAAGGTCATGGGGTACGAGGCGTGGCCGGTGGTTCAGCCCGAGGACGTCGCGACCGACGACATCTTCAACGCCGACGTCGACTTCTACGCAGGCGCCCCGGCCTTCTTCCCGCCGAACGTCGACCACGACGACGTCGGGCGCTTCCCGGAGGACGAGATGGCCGGGGTCTACAAGACCTTCAACACGGGGGAGACCAAGAGGGGGCCAGGCACGATCACGGTCTCGATCACGTTCAAGACGGACCCGGACGACCCGCTCGACGTCGACAAGGTCGAAGCCACCAACGTGAGCTTTGCATTCTGATGATGGACGCGCACAACCCCCGCAAGGAGCAGATCAGGGAGGCCATCGCCCGCGCAGAGCACGACAGCCGCAACCGCCCCAGGTTCACCCAGCAGGACCTGGACCTGATCATGGACCTGCAAGCGGCGGAGGCCAGGGAGAACCTGTACGCCTACCGCAAGATGATGGACCCCGAGATGCGGGTCGGCTGGTGGCCGCGCCAGGTCAGCGGCCTCCTGCAGAGGTTCTTCATCCGCCTGAAGAACGGCCACCGGCCGAAGCTGCTCCTGATGGCTCCGCCGCAACATGGAAAGTCCAGGAGCGTGCAGGACGGGGTGTCCTGGTTCCACGGGCACGAGCCCGACTTCCGGACGATCTTCGCATCGTACTCGGGCGACCTGGGCACGAAGACCAACACGGAGCTGCAGAGGCGGTTCGAGGACGATCGCTTCAAGAGGGCGTTCCCGGACACGCGCATCCTGCCCCTGAAGGGCGGCGGCGAGTACGCGGGCCAGTACCAGCGGAACAGCCACCTGATGCACTTCGTCGGGCGCAAGGGCTACTTCGAGAACACGACCGCCCCCGACGGGCAGATCACCGGGAAGTCGCTGGACTTCGGCGTGGTCGACGATCCGATCAAGGGCCGGGGCGAGGCGCAGTCGCCGACCATCCGAGACAAGACCTGGTCCTGGATGACGGACGACTTCATGTCCCGGTTCGACGACCGGGCGGGCATGCTCATGACCGTCACCAGGTGGCACGTGGACGACCCCGCCGGCCGACTGATCGAGCGCTTCCCCGACATGACCATCCTCCGCTACCCGGCCTTCGCCACCGAGGAGTCGATCCGGGTGAACTGCGAGCCCCGGTCCGTCGGCGAGGCCCTGTTCCCAGAGTTCAAGTCCCTGGAGTTCCTCCTGGAGCAGCGGAAGACCTACACCGAAGTCTCGTGGGAGAGCCTGTATCAGCAGAACCCGATCATCCAGGGCGGCGGCATGTTCCCCATCGAGGAGATGCGCATCATCGGCTCGTTCCCCCAGTCCGAGATCAAGAAGCGGGTCAGGTACTGGGACAAGGCCGGCACGTCCGGAGGCGGCGCCCACACGGCGGGCGTGCTCATGAACCAGATGGCCGACGGCACCGTGATCGTCGAGGACGTCGTCCGGGGCCAGTGGGACGCCTACACCCGAGAGACCAAGATCAAGGCGACGGCCGAGCTGGACGACAGCATCCAGCGGACCGTCGTCTACGTGGAGCAGGAGCCGGGGTCCGGCGGCAAGGAGAGCGCGCAGCGCACGGTCGCCAACCTGCACGGGCACCTCTGCTTCATCGACCGGGTGACCGGCAAGAAGGAGGTCCGGGCCGAGCCCTACGCGGCTGCGGTGCAGGCAGGCAACGTCAAGCTCCTGCGAAAGAAGTGGAACCGGGACTTCATCAACGAGCACGAAGCCTTCCCGTCGGGCCAGTTCAAGGACCAGGTGGACGCTTCGGCCGGCGCCTTCAACAAGATGATCGAGAAGACCTACAACTACGACACATCGCTCAGTTGGGTCAGGGGTAACACAGATGGCTAAGAGAGCAGCTTCCGCACCAACCCGTCGGGCATCCAAGCCCCCACCGAGCCAGAAGTCTGCGCGGGACAGCCTGGAGAACCTGGCGACGGGCCTCGGCACGGCCAAGGACAAGATGACCGGCGTCAACTGGGTCATGCCGGACATGGACCAGGCGCAGGCCGACGCGGCCTACCGCGGCGACTGGATCGCCCGGAAGCTCATCGACATTCCGGCGGAGGACGCCACCAGGGAGTGGCGGTCCTGGCAGGCCGGCGACCCGGAGGAGATCACGGCGATCGAGGCGGAGGAGCAGCGCCTTGGCCTGCAGCAGAAGATGAAGGTGGCCAAGCAGAAGGCTCGGCTCTACGGGGGCGCCGGCATCGTCATGGGCATCAAGGGCGCATCCAACGAGACCCCGGTGGACATCGAGGCGGTCAGGGTCGGAGACCTGGAGTTCCTGCACCCGGTGAGCCGCTGGGACGTGTCGCCTGGCCCCATGATCGACGACATCACCTCGCCCTGGTACGGTGAGCCCTCCTACTACGAGCGCCACTCCCTGTTCAACGGCACCCTGGTCCGCTTCCACCCGAGCCGCGTCGTCCCCTTCGTCGGGATGCCGAGACAGGACGTCCTGACGACCAAGCAGCCCTGGGGCGACTCCGTCCTGCTGAACGTCGCCGACGCCATCAAGTCCTGCGGCCTGGTGACTGCGTCGGTGGCTCAGCTCGTGGCGGAGTCGAAGATCGACATCATCAAGATCCCAGGGCTGACGCTGAACATCTCATCCAGGACCTACGAGCGGAACCTGCTCGAGCGGTTCGGCCTCGCCAACATCATCAAGGGCGTGCACTCCATGCTCCTGATCGACAAGGAGGAGGAGTGGCAGAGGCAGGTGGCCTCGTTCGCGTCCCTGCCCGAGATCCTGCAGATGTACTTCCTGATGGTCTGCGGCGCAGCCGACATCCCGGCGACCCGCTTCTTCGGCCAGTCCCCCGCGGGCATGAGCGCGACGGGCGAGAGCGACACCAGGAACTACTACGACTCGGTCTCCTCGAAGCAGAAGAACGACGACTCCCCGGTGCTCTGGCGCCTGGACGAAGTCTTGATCCGGTCCGCCCTCGGCTCCAAGCCCGAGGAGATCTTCTACGTGTGGAACTCCCTCTGGCAGATGACGCCGGAGCAGAAGGCTGACCTGGAGAAGAAGAAGGCCGACACGTTCAAGGTGGACGTGGATGCCGCGATCCTGGACCCGGTGGTGCTCAAGAAGGCCAGGGAGGCGCAGCTCATCGAGGACGGAACCTACCCAGGCATCGAGCAGATCATCGAGGAGTTCGACGACCCAGACCACGAGGAGGGTCTGCGCGCAGAACCTGAGCCCGTGGTCGATCCGAACGCTGACCCGAACGCCGAGGTGGACCCCGAGGACCCAGACGCGGATCTGCCCGAGCCCGCCAACAGCAACCTGGACCCGGCCAAGAGGGCGGCCAACGACTTCCGGGCTGCCCAGCGGCGCCGCAGGATCAAGGGCAGGGACAGGATGCGGACCCCGTCGGGCAACGCCGCCGTCCGGGACGCCCTCGCCGACGCGACCCCGAAGCCCCTCTACGTCTACCGCAGGGTGCTGAACGCGCAGGCCATCATCGACTGGGCGGCCTCGCAGGGCTTCAAGTCCACGGTCACCCCGGCCGAGATGCACGTCACGATCATGTACTCGAAGGAGGCGGTCGACTGGATCAAGATGGGCGAGGCCTGGGGCCAGGACCTGGAGGGGCACATCCGCGTCGTCCCCGGCGGACCCCGCATCGTCGAGAGGTTCGGCAAGGCTGTCGTCCTCGCCTTCGGCAACTCCGACCTGTCCTGGCGCCACTCCTCCTTGAAGCACCAGGGCTGCTCGTACGACTACGAGGACTACAACCCGCACGTCACGATCACCTACAACGGGCCTGAGCAGATCGACGAGATGGAGCCCTACCGGGGCGAGATCGTCCTCGGGCCCGAGGTCTTCCAGGAGATCCAGATGACGGGCTTCAACAACGAGACCGACGTCCCCGAGGTGGCCCTGGACGAGTACAACGAGAACCAGGAGCGAGCAGAGAACGGGCAGTTCGGATCGGGCGGGGGCGGAGGGGCGGCAGCGGCTGCGCCCAAGGTCGGAGAGACCACCGAGAAGGGCAAGTTCGCCGGCCAGGTCGCAGGCCTGGACATGTACGAGGCCTCCGACCACAACCGCGAGACCAAGGTCCTGGGCAAGGAGGCGCCGGTCAAGCTCAAGTCCTACAACGCCTACAAGGGCAACACCAAGGTGGGCACCGTCAAGCAGGTCGTCACGAACGAGCAGAGGTCCGGCGGCGCAGGGGGTGCGGTCGCGTCGGGACGGGGCGAGGCGGTGAGGTGGAGGGCCGACGACAAGAACGGGAAGATCGGGAACTTCAAGACCCAGAAGGACGCGGCGACCGCCCTCAGCAAGCGCGCCCCGAAGGACGAGCAGACGATCCACGTCACCGTCCCCGTGACCATCGTCAACAGGGGCGGGCGGGAGATCACGACGGTCACGAAGCACGACGAGAAGGGCCGCATCAAAGAGTTCGAGCGGATCACTGAGGACGAAGACGACAGCGAAGATGAGGCAACCTGATGCTGATACTCCAGGAGGGCGACACGCTGGAGGTCGTCACCGACAGGGCGGCGCGCGTCCACGCGTCGTGGGTCGACAAGACCACCATCGACGACACGATCACGCCGGGGAGGCTCAACACGATCGTCGCGGACGCGGGCGGGGGCACCGTCGTGGCGTCGCCCTCGCCTGGGGCGGGCATCCTCCGGACGGTCGAGCTGGTGACCGTGTACAACGACGACCCGTCGGAGCAGGTCCTCGTCTTCCTCCAGCACAACGACGGGGCGATCGTCGCTCCTCTGCGGGTCCGGACCCTGGGGCCAGCCCAGTCGACCGTGTTCGGCGACGCCGCCGACCAGGGCCCGCCGGGTGAGACTGGCGCCACCGGGGAGCAGGGGGCTTCGACCTCGGTCTTCCACTACCGGGCCGACACAAGTTCGGTGGCGATGGCGGACCCCGGCACCGGCAAGCTGCGCTGGAACAACACAGACCAGCAGGCCGCCACCATGCTGTCGGTCGACTGGATCACGCAGGACGACTTCGACCTGTCCGTCCTCCTGTCCCTCGCCAACACCGACGACGAGTTCATCATCCAGGACCGGGACTTCGCTCTGAGCAACCAGGTCTGGCGGATGACTGCGCCGGCCACCAACCTCGCAGACTACTTCACGGTGCCCGTCGAGTTCGTGTCCGCGTCGGGCTCCGGCGTGTTCGCAGCCAACCAGGCCATCACCGTCCTCCTCCGGACCGTGGGCGAGAAGGGCGACCCAGGAGAACCCGGTGCTCCAGGTGCTCCTGGACCCGAGGGACCCCAGGGACCGACGGGCATCGACGGAGCGACAGGACCAGAAGGACCAGAAGGACCAGAAGGACCAAAGGGAGATGACGGTGAACCTGGACTGCAAGGTCCTGCTGGTGCTGACGGCAGTGCTGGCCCTGCTGGTCCTGCTGGTCCTGCTGGCGCTGACGGCGTAGCAGGCCCTCCTGGAGCAGATGGAGCAGACGGATCTCAGGGTCCGAAGGGAGATACCGGCGATGTGGGACCGATGGGACCTGAAGGGCCGATGGGTCCTGAAGGTCCGCAAGGTGAGCCAGGCACGGGAGGGGGCGACGCTTCGATCATCATCATCAGCGACACCGCCCCCGTCGGTGCGCCCGTCGGCGCGCTGTGGTGGGACAGCTCGATCGGCGTTCTCTTCATCAACTACGACGACGGCGACACCATCCAGTGGGTCGAGACGGTGGCGGTCCCCCTCGGAGAAGCCGGACCGGCTGGACCTGAAGGACCTGAAGGACCTGCCGGTGCTGACGGAGCGGTGGGCCCGGCAGGACCTCAGGGCATCCAGGGCGTGCCCGGTGCTGATGGTGCAGATGGAGCTGACGGCGTTGACGGTGCCGCAGGTCCTGCTGGACCTGAAGGTCCGGAGGGACCGCAAGGTCCACAAGGCATACCAGGAACCGGAGGCGGCGGCGGCAGCGGCCAGACAATTCATTCAGGCACAGGCCTGCCCGACGATGCGCTGGGCGAGGGCGGCGACTACTACATCGATACGGACACGGACACGCTTTACGGCCCGAAGTTCGAAGCCGTGATGCTGGACCCAGAGTTCATGTTGACCGAACCTCCCTTGTGGGAGTTCGACCCAAATCCATTAGTGGTCGGCAACGAGTTCATCGCACTCGTTGATGGGCAGGTCATCAGCGCGAAGTTTCGGCGCAACCCCACTTCTGCAAATACGACGCGGCAACTTTATCTGTACGACGGAACGACGGGGACGCTGCTTGGTGTAACCAATGCGACGGTTGAGACTGCGGGCTTTGACGGTTGGGTGTCCGCCGCCTTCCCCGCTCCAATTCCTGTTGTGGCCGATCAGCACTTGGCGATTGTCGCTTCCTTTGATGCTCTAGCTTACGCGCAAACCGTTGCCCCGGTACCAACCAATCCTGATGCCGCCGTTCACTTCGGCATCCGCATGGGTGTCGGCGACGGCCCGGACGTCTTTCCTCCTAGTGGCTACGAGGCCCCATACAACTACGGCACCGACCTTGAATGGCAGTACATGTCTTTGGGCGAGACGTGGCCGGTTGCCATACAGGCGACGGGAGCCATCATTCATGACGGCGTCGGTCCCCCTGCCAGCAGTCTTGGGCTTGATGGAGATTACTACATCGACACAGAAGGTCATGCTCTGTATGGCCCGAAGGATACAGAAAGTGCACTCGGAGCAGCCCATCACATTTTCCCGGATGCCGCTGTACCTTCGACAACTGTCGAGGCCGCGAACCTTCGCTTTGGTACCGTCCTTTTGATGAATGTGGATTGTCAGATAACGCATCTAAGGTTCTACAGGTCGGGCGCTCCGTCAGCAGTATCAACGCGACAACTCTTTCTTTATGACTTCGATTTCGACGTGCTTATCGGCACCACCGTCATGACCGATGAAAGCATCGGTGAGGGATGGGTGGAGGCTGCGCTTGAAGTGCCAGCCAACGTTGCTGCCGGTACTTTCATTTGCATTGCCCGCGATGACGACAATTATTTTATGACGACCCCACCGCCAGCCGCACAGTATCCAGATGAAGTTACGTACGTGCTTGCGACGTACACGACTTCCGGCGCGGGCTGTCCTAGAACCAATTACGGAGAGGGTAACTATTTCTGGCAGGACGTGACGATGCGCGTGGCGTCTGATGCATGGAGTGTCGCCATTCAGGGCGTGCTGCCCGGTGATGGTTTGCTGATCGGCGAGACCATCATCACAGCAAGCGGCGAGTGGTCGCCGTCAAGCGACGATGTTGCTTTCATCGTTGTGGAAGCATGGGGCGGCGGTGGCGGCGGCGGCAATGGTGGCGCGACAACCGCGGGGCAGGTCTCTACCGGAGGCGGCGGCGGGTCAGGCGGATACGCTCGCAAGCGCATCAATTCACCAACGACGCAAACCGTGACGATCGGCGCTGGTGGTGGTGGCGCAGCAGTTGGCGGCACTACGACATTCGGAGACTTGTTGACCGCTGGCGGTGGTGGCGGCGGCACGAGTGGAGCCGGTGGCGCAGTTAGCAACATCGCTGGTGGCGCGGGCGGGACGAGTTCAGGCGGCGACCTTAACATCGCGGGCGCTCCCGGAACGTGGGCTGTTGGCAGCATGACTCCAACGTTCGTGCTTCCGGGCGTCGGCGGCAATGCACCGATGGGCGGCTCTGGCGGAAAGGTGGGGGATTATCTAGTGGCCGGTGGCGGTGGACAATTCCCCGGTGGCGGCGGTTCTGCTGGCTATTCAGTGAATGAAAATGTTGGAGTTCTTGGCGGCAGTGGTGGCAGTGGTGGAGTTATAATCAAGGAGTATAGATAACATGGCCCTCAACTTCCCTGCCTCACCAACAGTTGGTCAGCTCTATCCCGTCCCTCCTCTGGGCGGCGTCCCGCAGTACATCTGGGACGGCGCGCGATGGAAGGCAGCGTCGGCAGCCAATACACTTCCAGAGGCTCCGATCGACGACAAGCTGTACGCGAGAGAGAACGCGGACTGGGAGAGGATCGCCAGGATGACCGTCGGCACGATGGCTCCGCTCGACCCTGCTCTCTACGACGTCTGGGTGGACACCAACTGATGGCCAACTATTTCGTATGGAGCGGAGCGACGGGCGCTGCCTCAGGGGCAGACTGGGCCAACGCATACCTGACGCTCGCCGCGGCGATGACGAGCAAGGCAATCAGTGATGTGTTCTTTCTTGCTGATGACCACAATGAGATCAACGCCGGCGCTGCGCTCATCACTTCGCCAGGCACCGAAGCCAGTCCGTGCTACGTCTATTGCGTTCTGCGCGTCGGCGGTTCGGTTCCTCCCGTCTTTGCCGACCTTCGAACGACGGCCAAGATTACAACGCAGCTAGGCGGCAACCTCGTTCTCTCCGGAAGCGTCGCCGAATGCTACGGCGTGCAGTTCTACTGCGGCACCGGCGCCAACGTCACAAGCATTGCCATAGGCTCAGGGCAAACGTCGTGGCGCATGGTTCGTTGCTTGCTGGCTCTGGTCAGTACGGCGACTGGATCTCGCATTGCTCCGGGCGTCAACGGCTCGATAACAATTCTCGAGAGAACCCAAGTCAGCTTCGGCAACGTCTCGCAAGGCGTCTCGCCGGGCGGGCGCGTCAGCATTCGTGGATTTGGCGAACCGTTCATCGTTGGCGCCATCGTACCGACGACGCTCTACCTTCCCGGCGCGGCTATCGGCACATTGCTTCAGGAGGGGAGCGACCTGTCGGTCATGGGGGCAGGCAAGTCCATGATCTCTGGGGCGGCGTCCAACTCTCACACCTACGTCTTCAAGGATTGTCGCATCGGACCCTGCGCCCCGTACAGCGCCATCATCGCCTCGCTCGGCGGACTTGAGATCACGTACATTCGATGCGATACCGGCGACACCAACTACAGGACTGAGAAGCACAACAGGGCCGGCGGCATGTTCACCGAGGCGACCATCGTCAGGAGCGGAGGAGCGAGCGATGGCACCTTCCCGATCTCGTGGCGACTGGCGACAGGGTCCAACCGCAACAAGCTTCCGTTCGAAGCCCTGCCCATCACGGTGTGGAATGAAGTGATTGGAGTGCCGGTCACCGTCACGGTCGAAGGCATCTGGGCGGGCGGCGTGCGGCCGACCAACCAAGACATCTGGATCGACGTTGAATATCTCGGCACTGACGGTCAGGTCAGCGGCTCGCGTGCCACGAGCGCCGCGGACGTTTCCTATCTCGCCCCTCCTGTTACGCTGCCTGATGGACACGGCACGTGGGCCGGCGCGCTGACCGCGAAGTTCTCGATGGCTGTGACGGTGACGCCAAGGGAGAAGGGACCGATCACGATCTATCCGATGGCGATGCGAAACAACTCGACGTTCTACATCGACCCGAAGCCGGTGGTGACATCATGAGTCGAAGCTTCAGCGCAACGGGCGGATACGTCGTCGACGACGGCCCGCGGGACTTCGCGATGTCGGGCGGCTTCTTCTCCGGCGAAGTGACGACCGCCGCAGCCGCCTCGAGGCTCAAGGTCTGGAACGACACGTCGTGGAGCAGCAAGCCGTCGAAGGTGTGGGACGGCGTGGCGTGGATCACCAAGCCTGTCCGGTTCTGGAACGGGACAGCGTGGGTCTAGCAGAAGAACAGGGGACAGGCAATGTCATCGTACTCGATGCCCACCAAGAACGACCGGCTCCAGATCGTGATCGATCGGATCGACGCCAAGGCAGATCCGGGGATGCTGCTCCTCTTCACGGCTGCCAGCGAGCTCCTGGCGACCATCCCCCTGCAGAAGCCGTCCTTCTCCGCCCCGTCGGGAGGGACGATGACCCTGAGGGGAACGCCCATCGAGGCCCTGGCCACCGGAGCTGGCTCTGCCAACCTGGCGCGCCTGGCCGACGGGGACGGCGTCACCGTCGTGGACGCCATGCTCGTCAGCCTGATGGGCGGCGGGGGCGAGGTCATCGTCAGCGAGCTGGCCATCGAGGTCAACGGCACGGTCACCTGCGTGTCGGGTCAGATCACCCATGCGTGAGTTCTACAACCGGCTCCTGAGCCCATCCGGGTGGTTCCCCAGGGGGACCGCTCCGGCCTGGTTCAAGCTGTCGTTTGCCCCCGACGGCGTCTCTGGCGTCGGACTTTCGTTCGAGGTCACCGAGGCCCCTGACGTCTTCGCGTTCGAGCTCACGGTGCCGGCTGCTCCTCCCGTCCGGTTCGGGACGGGGGGAGGTCTCGGCTGGCGGACGCTTCGTCCCCGGAGTCTGGAGCTCCACGTTCGGGAGCTGCCCGACGTGTTCTCCTTCTACGTCCATCCCCACAAGGGACCCGAGCAGACACCCGTCCCAGAGCACGTGCGGAGCCCGCTGGTGCTGCCGATCGGGGGATCGGTGATAATCCCCACCCTGATCCCGGAGCCCTCCCCGCACGCCGGCAAGCGCGTGCAACTGACAGCCATGCCGACCGAGAGGCCGGATCGGTTCCGGATCACCGTGGACTTCGTCGACGCGGTGGTCCTGGACGACGACCTGCTCCTGCTCCAGTGAGGAACCGATGCTGAAGTACAAGAACGAGGTCATCCACGACAGGTGCTCCTGCTGCACCTACCTGTCGGACGCCAAGCCGACCAGCCGAGACCCGTCGGGGACCAAGACCATTCGCTCCGCCATGCGATCGGCCATGGCCATCCGCATGAACCGGCTGCGCGCCCTGCTGCGGATGCAGATCATCGACAACGACGCGCTCGGGCTGAAGCCCATGACCGCCTTCTCGGGCATGTCAGCCGCGGCCATGGTCACGGCTGGGCCAGCCAAGATCATGGGCTTCCAGCAGTTCGTCGACTCCGCCCTGACCCAGAACGTCCTCGAGCACGATGGCCGGTATCTGGCAGGCTACGTTGAGCGCGCCTTCGAGAAGGGGCTGCGGTTCGCGGACAGGAACACGCGGGATCTGAACGTCGCCAGGTCGCCGGAGAACCACAGGGACAGGGTGGACACCATCGTCCAGTCTGCGTTTGTGGAGCTGCAGGGCATCAGCGAGGCGGTCAGCCAGAACCTGGTTCGGGCTGCAGCCGACGGGATCTTGTCCAAGAAGAATGCGAACCTCCTGCTCCGGGCGATGTACTCCCGCATCGACAAGGTGGGCGGAACCCGCATCGACGCCCTGGCTGACACGATCGTCATGCGGACATTCAACGAAGGAAGCCTGTCGTCCTACGAGTCCGTCGGGGTCACCGAGGTCGGCATCATCCCGGAGGTCAGGAAGATCCGCCGCCCTGCGCAGGACGCTGTGTCGTTCTTCGAGGACAAGAAGCGGAAGTTCAATCCGAACACGGGGGCAGGCTCGAAGGTCAGCCGGACCACGGTGCCCCACCGCGAGACCGTCCGCAGGATCAGGAAGGCGCAGGAGGCGATCGAGAAGCTGAAGCGCGTCAACGTCCTGACGGCCGGCGACGACGAGGTCTGCCCGGAGTGCGAAGACATCGCCGAGGAGGGACCCTACCGCATCAACGTTGCCCGCAGCTTGATCCCCGCGCACCCGCACTGCCGATGCGTGTTCGTGCCTGCGCGCGACCGACGGTTCACGACGGAGGACCTGTGAGTGACAACATGGCATCGGTGGATGCTGCTGGACGCCCAGTCGGCGGGGGCGACGTGCCTGTGCGTGTCGGTGCTCGCCACTCCGTTCGGCTGGGAGATCGTAGCTCACCTCCTGGTCGCGGGCTCAGCAATCCTGTTGGGGGTGCCATCCTGGGAAGAGCAGCATCGGGACAGGAGTTGAGCGTCTGGGCCTACGACGATCCGCAGGGCTGGGGCAAGCGGCTCCACGAAGCCTGCGGGGGCAGGGGCATCTCCTGCCGCATGTTCGAGGCTGCCGTCGAGCCGGACCGGGGCTACGCCTTCGTGCACATGCACCACCATCCGAACCTGCGCCGCCTCCACAAGAAGCTGATGCAGAACCTCAGCGTCAACAACGGGCTCACGCTCATTCCGGACTATCGCTCGTCGGTTCTGTACGACGACAAGCTCGAGCAGGCCAGGCACTTGGCGCGGTGGATGCCGCCGACCAAGGCCTTCTTCACGCCGATGGCGGCGAAGGGGTATCTGAACAACGACGAGCCAGCGTACCCGTTTCTCTCCAAGTCCGCCGAGGGGGCTTCGTCGAACAACGTCCGCATGATCAACAGCTACCAGGAGGCGATGGCCGAGGTCAGGGCGGCGTTCAGCGACCGGGGCATCCCGATGCACTACGACCTGGCCCAGCTTGGCTACCTCTTGTGGCAGCGCTTCATCCCGGAGAACGACCACGACGTCCGGGTCGTCGGGATCGGCAGGCAGCGCCTGGTCCTGCGGAGGTTCAACCGGACGGACAGGCCGATGGCTTCGGGCAGCCGGAACTTCCAGAGCGTCGTCGACGCAGATGACGAGGTCCGGTCCGCCCTCGACTACTCTGACCGCTTCTTCGAGGTCGAGCGGATGAAGTGGGCGGCCGTCGACATGGTTCGCGACGAGACTCGCTGGTACATCCTCGAGACCACCGTCGGATGGACGATGGGCGGCTACGTCGACTGCGCGTTCTTCGCCAGAACAGATGGTGAATGGAAGCCAACGGGAAAGGTTGGCCGGGACGCCTGGGCGGTCCTGGTCAACGAGATTGAGCAAGGCACCTTCGACTCGTAAGAAAGGAATGCAGATGGAATACGCAGCTTACTTCATCCTCGGCGTGGTGACGTGCTATCTCTTGACTGGGGTCTACGTTCTCTTGCTGGCTGAGCCGTTGAACCGCTTCTTCCTGGAGGACAGGCAGACCAGCATCTTCGCCGTCCTGACCTGGCCGTTCGACCTCAGGCGAGTGATCAAGGCGGGCCTCTCTGACGCCGACGACCTCCTCGCTCGCCCCAACCTGAACAAAGGACATCCGCAGTGATGGAACACTTTTACAAGAGCATTCACGGATGGGCGTCGTTCATCCAGCTCTACGTCGACGCCGTGCAGCGCGCCCCGCAGGACCGACCCTCCACCTTCGTGGAGATAGGATCGTGGATGGGGCGGTCGGCGGCGTTCATGGCTGTGGAGATCCTGAACTCCGGCAAGCCCATCACCCTGCACTGCATCGACCCCTGGACCGACGGCGGGGGCGATCTGAAGCACACCGAGTTTTTTGCCCTCCTGAGGGGCAGGGATGCCCTCGAGGTCTTCAACGATAACACCAAGCCGGTCAGCTCTGTGATCATGCCCCACCGGCTGTACTCCCACGACGCGCGGGTCCTGTTCGAGCCGAAGTCCATCGACTACATCATGATCGACGGGCTGCACACCTACGAAGCCGTGCAGCAGGACATCGCCGACTACCTGCCCCTGATGAGGGATGGGGCGGTCATGTCCGGCGACGACTACCTGTGGCCTGGGGTGCACAAGGCCGTCCACGAAGCGTTCGGCGATCGGGTGCAGGCTGAGGTGAAGCGCCCCACCAAGGACTACCTCATGTCTGTCGCCCACTGGTGGGTCCAGCTGTGACCGATCGCCCGTCGGTCGACATCTATCTGGACTACGTCGTCTTCGAGGGGTGCCGGATCGACAGGCCCTCGTGGACGAGCCGGAGCCAGTGGGAGCTCCTGTGGCGGACGCTGCTGGCCCGGTTTGGCGATGACTCATGATAGCGATCGCCTACATCACTGCGCCCCGGCCAGTCCTGACGCTGGAGCGGTCGCTCGCCTCGATGCGGGATGCGGGCTTCGACCAGGACATCCGCATCTTCTCCGACGGCTCCGTCGACTGCCGGCTCGACGAGAACATGTACGTTCGCAGAAACGTGCCGCTCCTGGGGAACCTGCGCAACTGGCTCAAGGCTCTGCGGACCCTGGTCGAAATTACCCAGGAGCCGTTCCTCATGGTGTGCGAGGACGACATCCTGTGGGCGAAGAACTCCCACAGGGCTCTGCGCGACGACCTGTTCAACATCCAGACCTGGGAGGGGTTCGGCTGCCTCTCGCTGTACCTGCCCATCCGGATGTCCAAGATGTGCGAGAAGGCTGAGAGCACCAGCAGACTCCGGGACGGCATCCACTCGCATGGGATGCAGATTGGCTTCAAGATGTGGGGAGCCCAGTGCCTGGTCCTGTCGCGTGCGTCCGCGCATGCGCTGCTCGACTCGGCTGAGCTCCACAACTACCTGGAGGGGCCGAAGCACTGGGACAAGAACGTGGACGGCATCGTCTCCGCGTGCTTCCAGGCGATCGGGCTGACGATGTTCTGGCGGGTCCCGTGCCTGGTCAACCACACCCTCGGGGAGGCCAACTCGTCTCTTGGATACCCTCCGGACAGGTTTGAACTGACAACGAAGTACTGGACGGGCGACGCCTGGCCGAGCAGGGGAAAGCCATGAAGGACCTGACCCTGGTGCTGGCCTACTACGACAACCCCAACATGCTGAAGCGTCACCTGGACGAGTGGGCAGCCTACCCTCCGGTGCTCCAGGATCGGGTGAAGGTCGTGCTGGTGGACGACGGGAGCCCCCGGTGGGATGCCGCTACGGCGATCTGGCAGTGGGGGCAGCAAAGCCCTATAGGAACCAAACTCTACCGGGTGGTGCCCAACATTCCTTGGAACCAGGACGGGGCTCGCAACCTGGCAATGCAGAACGTTGAGACCGAGTGGGCGTTCCTGACGGACATGGATCACCTGGTCCCGCGGGACCAGCTCCTGAGTATTTTCCAGATGGACGTCCGATCGGGAACATATTACATGCCGAACCAGGTGCTCACGAACGGTACCTCGCTCGAACGGCCGCATCCGAACAGCTACCTGATGCGAGCTGAAGACTTCTGGTCGATGGGCGGGTACGACGAAGACTTCGCTGGGCACTACGGGTCAGACGGAAACTTCCGCCGCTGCGCTAAGGGCGCCGGCCTCATCGAAATGCCGACCAAGGCGTTTTCGACGATAGTCTTCCGGGCCGATGACATCTTCGACGCCAACACCAAGGATTGGGGACGCAAGGACACGCAGTGGCACGCTCGCCGCAACCCTGTCCTCCGCGCCAAGATCGGCTCTGGTCCGTATCGCGCTGTCAATCCTGTTCGCTTCGAGTGGGTGCGGGTCCTCTGATGCTGCACATAGTCCTCTGGAAGTGGACCGACTGGAAGAACCCAGTCCGAGCGACCTACTCCGCTGTGCACGTAAACGCGATGGTCAAGGCTCTGCAGGCCAACGTGAAGGTGCCCCATCGCATCGTCTGCGTCACGGACGATCCGACTGGTCTCGCCTGCGAGACGCATCCCTTGTGGTCGGACGGTGCAGACCTGGCCAACGCCACAAAAAGAAATTTGCCGTCGTGCTACAGGCGGCTCAAGCTGTACGATCCGGCCACCCAGTTTCAGATGAAGATCCGGGACGGGCACCGCATCATGGGGATCGACCTGGACGCGATCATCATGCGCGACATCACCCCGATGATCGAGTCCACGGAGAAGTTCCGCTTCATGGGCTGGGCCTGCGCGGGTGCCCACCATCCGAAGGTCTTCAACGGCTCGCTGCAGATGTTCACAGCCGGAGACCTCGACTTCATCTGGTCCAAGTTCGACCCGGCCACCAGCCCAGCTCAGACGTTCAAGAAGAAGTGGCTCGGCTCCGACCAGTCGTGGCTGAGCATGAACCTGGTTGGTCTCGAAGGGTGCGACGGCTTCACCTATCCGACGGTGGCCTCCTACTCGGTCGACTATCGCAAGCTCCGCGAGATCTCGAAGCGGACCTGCATCATGTTCTTCAACGGCAGACGGAAGCCCTGGCAGGTCGAGACCATCCGCGAAGACTACTGGGTCTCGCGGTACTGGAGGCCCTGATCCCTGGCCTCCGCAAGGAGGCTGCATGATCAAGCTGAACCTGTACGACCGGCTGTCCTTCGACGCCGCCCACATGTCCAAGAAGGCCGGGGGCTATCTGGCGGCTGCTCCCCGCGTTTCGCGCACCGGCATTCAACTCTATCTCGGCAAGGAGATTGGTGGCGAGCTGGCGGACAAGGACGTCGTCCGGGTCTACCGGCCTGAGAGCGAAGTCTTCCACAAGGACGCGATGGCGTCCCTCGCCCACCGCCCCCTGACCAACGACCACCCGAAGGTCGAGGTCACCTCCGAAAACTGGAGCGAGTACGCGGTCGGCCAGAGCGACGGCGACGTCCTCCGAGATCAAGAATACGTCCGCGTCCCGATGCTGTTCATGGACTCGTCCGCCGTCAAGGCGATCGAGGCTGGCAAGCGACAGCTCTCCGTCGGGTATTCGTGCGACATCGAGGTTGCGTCCGGCACCACGCCGACCGGCGAGGCTTACGACGCCATCCAACGCAACATCCGGGCGAACCACATCGCCCTCGTGAAAGCGGCCCGCGGCGGAGCCAGGCTATCCGTCGGGGACGAACTGCCATTCGGCGTCGAAGACGCTGAGCCTGAACCACCCCCAACCCGGAGAGACCAAATGAACCTGCGCACAATGACCGTGGACGGCATCACCTGCGAGATGACCGACACGACGATCCAAGTCGTGCAGCGCGCCCTCGACAACGCCGCCAACCAGGTGAAGGCGCTCGAGGCCACGCACAAGAGCGTGTCGGATAGCCTGAACAAGCAGGTCACCGACATGACTGCCCAGGTCACCACCCTGTCGAAGGACAAGGACACCCTAACGGCGGAGAACGCAACGCTGAAGAGCCAGCTCGACAGCGCCAAGCTGACCCCGCAGCAGCTCGATCAGCTCGTTGCCGACCGCACGATCTGCATGGGCAAGGCCGCTGCAATCCTCGGCGACAAGCTGGTGGTGGACGGCAAGACCGACGGGGAGATCCGCCGGCAGGTCGTCGACCACGCGCTCAAGGATGTCGCCAAGGGCTGGACCGACGAGCAGGTTGCCACGTCGTTTGCCACCCTCACGGCAAGCGTCAAGGCGGTCGACACCAACCGCGCAGTCGATGTCGCCAGGGCGGCCTTCACCGGCGGCAGCCAGCCGGTCCTGGGCGACCGGGCGGCTGCAGAGAAGTCCTACAGCGACTACAACAACCGCATGCAGAACGCTTGGAAGACACCGCAGGGAACTGCCTGAACAAGACCGGCGGCTTGATCTCGTCAGCTTCGGCTGACGGGTGATGGCTCCGAAGAACTACCAAGACAAATCCAACCGGAGAAATCTATAATGCCCATCCAGACTGAATACGTCGAGACCATTCGCCCGCCTGGTCCGGGTACGGTTCACGGCTCCTACGACGTGACCGATGCGTTCACCGGGAACTGCGAACCCGAGACGGGCATCCCGTTCGGGCGGGCAGTCAGCCGCGGGACCATCGCCACGTTCGGCGACAACGCAGTCATCCTCGGCGGTGACTTGGCCCTCTATCGCGGCGCGTCCATCCGCGACATCACGATGCGTAACTCCTACGCCACCGACCCCGACAAGTACGAGCGCTATCAGAACGTCGGCGTCCTCCGCCGCGGCATGATGTGGCTCGAGCCTGCAGTCGCGGTCAACGCTGGCGACCCCGTCCACTTCGACGGCACCACCGGCATCTTCTCGAACACCGGCGGCGTCGGTCCGCTCAAGGGTGCCCGCTGGGAGACCAGTGCCTTGGTGAACGGGCGTGCGATCGCCTACTTCCCTGGCCTCGAGAAGAACGACGGCGTCTGACCCCATCGGAGACTGAGAGGAGCGCGAGCTCCTCCTGGTCGCCATCCGCAAACAAGCAGAACCCCAACCGGAGCATTCAATGTTCAATATCTACTCGGCGGATGCGGCACAGCAGGCCCTCGGCTTCCTGGTGTCGCAGACGTCTTACATCGAACCCCAAGTCGTCGAGGTCCAGTATCCGGAGATACAGTATCCGACGCTCATCCCGGTCGACACGGCAGCCAACGAGTGGGCCAAGTCGATCACGTACTTCTCGAGCGACAAGGTCGGCAAGGCGGGATGGTTCCACCACCTCGCGAAGGACATCCACATCGCAGACGTCGAACGCTCGCAGTTCGAAGTGGGCGTTGAGATGGCCGACATCGGATACCGATACTCGCTGCAGGAGCTCGGCCAGGCCATGATGGTCCCCGGCACGAACCTGACCACCGAGCGCGCCTCCGCAGCCCGCAGGGCCTACGAGGAGTTCGTGGACAACCTTGCCCTCCGGGGCATGAGCGACAAGAACTTCCACGGCATCATCGACTACCCTGGCATCACCACGGTGCAGGCAGCCGAGGGCGCCGAGGGCTCGACGGACTGGGACTCGAAGACTGCCGACGAGATCATGGCGGACATCAACGCCATCCTCACTGGCATGTGGACCAGCTCAGCCCAGATCGAATACGCGGACACGCTGCTCCTGCCGGGTGAGGCCATGACCATCCTGGTGTCGAAGCGCGTCCCCGACACGACCCTCACGATCCTGGACTTCGTCGCGTCGAAGAACATCGTGAGCTTCCAGACCGGCCGGCCGATCATCATCCGCGCCGTCCGCGGACTGGAAGACGCGGGCACTGGCGGGACGGGCCGCATGGTCGCGTATCGCCGCGATCCGGCTGTGCTCAAGATGCACATTCCCATGCCGCATCGCTTCCTGCCCGTGTGGCAGACCGGACCCCTGGTGTACGACATCCCCGGCATCTTCCGCGTCGCCGGCCTCGAGATCCGGCGTCCGGGCGCTGTTCGCTACCTGGACGGCATCTCCGGGGACGAGCCGAGCTGATCCTTCTGGATTGAGCTTGAATGGGTCGGAAGAGGGTCGCTCCCTCTTCCGGCTTTCTCCAGACTGAAACCCAGAGAGAACCAAGATGCCAATCGTCACCCTCCTGAACTTCGGCGACGGCCCGCGCGTGTTCGTGAACGTGCGCGGTCGCCCGCGCCAGGCTCCCGTCGGATCGCCGGTCAACGTAGAGCTGACCCAGCGAACGATCGACAGGATCAAGAAGCACCACAAGAACATCGTCATCGTCCCCGAGGGGACGGACATCGACAAGGACAGCCCGCAGCTCATCGCGGTTCTTGACACTCTGCGGAACTACGATCAGCTCGAGTACAACGAAATCTTGACCGTGGTCAACCGGGTCATCGGCGAAGGCGTCATGGGCTCGCGCCCGAACCACGGCGAGATGCGCCTGGAGCTGGCCCGACGGGCGGCCAACGCTGCTCACCACATCCAAGCCGGTGCAGTCGACGAGGCCAACGCGGTCTTGATGGCTCCGATCCCCAAGAAGGAGGACCCGGCTGAGGTTCTGAAGCGCGAAAAGATCGGCCTCGTGATCGGAGACGACGAGGATGAGGACAGTGAAAATGAGGAGTTGAGTGATGCCAACAGCGGAACGGATGGCGATGAGGACACCGAAGAAGCAGACGGCGGCTCAGGTGAAGGCCAGGGCGGCAGCGAAGAAGCTGGCCATGAAGGGCCGGGGCGTCCGGCCACCGGGCAAGGCGGTGGCCGCGATCGAGACGGCGGCCAAGAAGGCGAAGGCAGTGGTGGCGAAAGGCCGAAGGTCGTCCAGCTCGGCCAAGGTCCGGGACCAGGCAAAAGCGAAGCCCCGGTTCGCAGCCCGCCTCGAGGGCTGAGCCAGCCCCGCCAGCAGGTCAGTCGAAACAAGGGGAGATGACAGGGGCGGCCCTGGATTGGCCGCTCCACGGCCCGCTATTCAGCTCTGAGGACCCATCCAATGCCGTACACTGTTCCCGACGCCGCCCAGTTCAAAGCTCGCTTCCCGGTCTTTGAGGGACAGGACGACGACTACGTCACCCTGATCCTGACTGAGGCTTCGGCCTCAGTCGACGAGTCGTGGGCGGAACCCGACTACCAGCCGGCGATCATGTACCTGGCGGCGCACATGATTGCGACGGAGAACTCCTCCGGGGACGACGCCGAGATCGACACGGGCTCCGGCCGGATCGCCAGCGAAAGCTTCGGCGGGGTCCTCTCGATCTCGTACTTCGACGACAAGGCCGACCTGTCCTCCGGGATGAGCGACTACGCCAGTACGATCTATGGCCGGAACTATCTTCGACTTCTGACCCGCAACAAACCAGCCATCGTCGCGATCTGAGATGGTCTCTTACACACGGGCACGCAAGGTCGTCGATCGCCAGCTCAAGAAGCTGGGGAAGATCGACGCTGACCAGGCTCTCATCGTCCGCGGAGGCGTGACGAGGAAGTGCCGTGCTGCGCGCCTGGAGTACAACCCGCGCGAGAAGGGGCTGCACGAGGAAGGCGCATCCCGCATCCTCGTCTCCGCTCTGAGCCTGGAGGAGTTTGGAAGCGAGGCCCCGAACCACAAGCTTGACAAGATCTTCTTCGCCGGGGCTGAGTACAACATTGTCGAGCCGATCAAGGGTCCCCGTCAGAGCGACCCGACGATCTTCTTCTACGACTGTGCGGTGACCTACAATCAGACGGTCAACTACCTCCGGCCCGTCGAGCTCATCGGAGCCATCGCCCTGGGCGTGGGCTTCGACTCGGAGGTCGCCGACATCGCGATCGTCAACGAGATCCACGGCGCGTCCTTTGGCTTCGGGTTCGGCATGGTCCCGATCGCGCGGGCGGTCTATGAGCTGCAAGCATCGTTCGACCTGGGCTTCATCATCGAGTCTCCGGTCACAGAGATCAAGTACATCGGCCCGGTCGCGTTTGGCCTGGGCTTCGACGCGGCGGCGATCATCGAGAACACGCAGTATATCGCTGCGGACTTCAGCCTGGGCTTCAACGCGGCGGCGATCGTCAGGGCGATGAGCACCGAGTTCATCTCGGCGAGCTTCGGCCTGGGCTTCAGCATGGCTTCGGTCGTCGAGAACACGCAGTATGTTCCGGCTGTGAACTTCGGGCTGGGCTTTGCGATCGACAACGCCATCGTCACTTCGATCCCGTCGGGTCCTGTGGACAGCGGCGACGCGACCGCATCGATCGACGACACGACGCCCGTCGAAGGTCAGACGATCACCTGCACGTTCAACGACGACGACCCGGATGGTCCGGCCACCGGCATCACCTATCAGTGGCGCAACCACACGGACAGCGTGGACATCTCGGGCGCAACGTCCGCTGCCTACACGGTGGAGCACTCGCTGGTCGGCAAGGCGCTGCGCTGCCGCGTGTCCTACACTGACGGGGAGGGCTTCAGCGAGACGATCGAGACCGCCAGCACGGCCGCCGTGTCGGCGAACCTTCAGGTGGCCACCATCGTCCAGAGCGCAGTCAACAGCGGCACCACGGGCGGCTCGCTTGCCAGCGCTTCGTTCAACGTTGCGGCCGGGAGCTACGTTGCAGTCCTGACGATGGTCGTCGGCACGGGCGCGACCGTCAGCAACGTCACGAACAACAAGGGCTTGACGGTCCTTGCGGTTGACGTGAACGCGACCACGTGGAACCAGACCGTCACGAAGAACTGCGTCATCGACTTCCGCATCATCTTTGTTCCTACTGCGCAGACCGGAATGACGGTGACGGCGACGCTGGGCGGGACGAAGCAGCGATCGTTCATCGGCGCGTACGAGATCTCGGGCGGGCATGCAGCCGTTTGGGGCGTGTCGGCAAGCCCGCAGAGCTTCATCCGCAGTTCGCGGACGATGAGCGCGAACGGAGCGAGCGCCGTCTCTTGGGGATTGTCGACTGTCAATTCCGAAACCACCTCTTCCCGCTGGGTCTGGATGGGAGGGGCGGTTGCGGTTGGAGAGGCGGCGGAGAATGACGACTTCAACACGGCAGCTCTTGGACCCAATGCTGCAACGGTCCTGACCAACGGAAGCACGGCCGTACCGGGCATGCAGTATCTCGTCGCCCAACGTCAGTCTGCTTCGACCGCAGCCGAGACGATGGCCATCACGGCGACGGGCGGAAACGCTTTCCGCGAACTGAACGGGCTCGGTTTCGAAATCAGAGCTACACCCCCGTAGGGAGTTTGAACGATGGAAAAGAAGTACGCGGAGGAGGCTGGCATCGACAAGAGGAAGCCCCACCGCATCGAGGACCCGGAGACTGGCAAGACGAAGGTCGTTCTCGGCAAGGTCGGCTTCAGCATGGGGCTGCGCCGGCCAGGTGAGCCGCGTCGCGATCCCAGCAACCCGGCTCCGCAAGAGCCGATCCCGATCATCAAGTCGAAGCTGGAAGGCTGAGACGGGCACCAAAGGAGATCCCTAGACCATGTCCGACATGTCCACCTACCTCGGAGACGCACTGCTCAACTGGCTGAAGAGCAGCGCTTTCCCTTCCGACCCGGCAAACGTCTACGCCGGACTCTACAACGGCGACCCCGACGGGGCAGGCACGGAGGTCACGGGCACCGTCGCCCTGACCCGCCAGGCGGTCACGTTCGGCTCCATCGCTGCTCGCGCCATGTCGAACACGGCGGAGATCGACTTCGGGGACGCCTCCGGGGCAGCGACCGTGACCTACGTGACCCTCCACGACGCAGCCTCGGCTGGCAATCGCCTGGCCAAGAAAATTGTCTCGTCGGTCGGCGTGGACAGCGGGGAGAAGGTGGCCATCGCAACCGGCGATCTAGACGTTTCGTACTGAGGGCGGCATGGCCGACAAGCGCGAACAAATCCTCTCTCAGCTCTTCGCCACGATCGTAGGGCTGACGGTCACTGACTCGGCGCGGTTCAAGAACGCGTATCGCAACCGCGGGCTTGTGGATCAGGACGAGCGGCCAGCTTCTGTCCTGCTCGACGGCGCGGAGACCTCGCGGCTCACAGGGTCGCGGCAGGGCAGGGGAGGAGCGAGCGGCATCGGCCCGCAGCTTGTGACGATGCGGCCTGAAGTCTACTTCCTTGTGAAGGACCGCCGGCCGCTAAACGAAGAAATCGGTACTGAGTTGAATACGATGAGGCTCGCATACCTTGCCGCCGTCGAAATGGACGCGGCGCTGAGGACCCTCGTCGGACCAAACGGAGCTATCGAGCTGACTGGCACTGACGTCGACATGAAGGGTGGAAGCTCTGGTGAAGGTCAGATGCGGCTCGACTTCTCCATCACCTACGTGTTCGATCCAACGCGACAATAGGAGAATTTGAGATATGCCTGAACCAACCCTCATCAGCCCGAACACCGGCAACTATCGGATCGGCAAGGGCAAAGTGTCGTTCAAGAAGGACGGCGCCGTAGACTGGACCGACCTCGGCAACTGCACCGAAGCGACCATCACCCCGACGAACGAAAAGCTCGATCACTTCACCTCTCGCGAAGGCATTCGTCAGAAGGACCTGAGCGTGCTCCTGGAGCAGGGCGGAACCCTCGCCATCACCATGGAGGAGTTCACGCCGTACAACGTGGCTCTGATGGTCATGGGCACCCTCGACGAAGACGCAGTCGGCGGACCTGAGGTCGAGATCTTCGCCGAGACCGAGATCATCGGTCAGCTCAAGATCGAAGCCACCAATGACGTCGGTCCGCGGATCGACTGGCTCCTGTACCGGGTCAGCCTGAACCCGAACGGGGAGTTCGGAGCCTTCGAGGAGGACGAGTGGGGCAACATGGAGCTCGAGGGCGAGATGCTCGTCAGCGAGACCGTGGGCGACACGCTCGGCAAGTTCGGCATCCTCAAGTGGACCAACCTGGCGGACGCCAGCTAAGCCTGCTTCGGGCGGCCCTAACCCGGCGGCGTCCGCTTCCCAAAGCGGGCGCCTCCTAACGAGGAGAGTAGAGTGGTAAGTCTTGTTGACCTGGGTGCCATGACCTTCGAGGTCAAGGTCAAGGACCGGAAGATCGCTGAGGTAAAGGGCCTCAGCGCTGCGTTCATTATGAACCTCCTGTCGGAGATCCCGGAGCTGCGTCTGGTGTTCGCCGAGAAGAGGCTCGAGGGTGACATCGTGAGCTCGCTACTCTCGCAGTCGCCCGTCATGCTGGCCAAGCTGTGCGCGGCCGGACTGGGGAAGAAGGACGACCCGGACGCGATCCAGGAGTGCCTGGAGCTGCCGGCCGGGGTCACGGCCCTGCTGGTCATGGGGATCGTCGAGTGCACCTTCCCCCAGGGCCTGCAGTCTTTCGTCGACGGCCTGTCGGAGCTGTGGGGCGCGGGCGGCGGCGTCGCCGACGGGCCTACCAAGGGAGCGGCTACGAGATTGCCCGCGCCCTCAACACAGTCATCCGAGCAGGGCACCCCGTCGAAGCCGCCTGGGGCTACACCCCCAGACAGCTCAGCGCCTGGTGCGAAGTGATCGAACGGGACCAGATGGCGAGGGATGCCAGGCTGGTCGTGCTGCTGAGGAACTCTGCGCACGCCGACAAGAAGGGCTTCGCTAAGTTCATGAAGCAACTGGAGGACAAGTCGCAGTGACCATCCGGGTCTCGTTCAATGGCAAGGCCGTCGGCCAGCTCTGGAGTGCGCAGACAAAGCGCTACTCCGAGAAGATGGTCAAGGCCACGCAGGCTTCTGCCCGTCGGGCAGCGGCGGCCATTGAGACTCGGGGTCGCGAAAACATCAAGGCCGGAGGGAACTTCGGCAGCGCTCGGTGGCAGGCTGGCTTCCGGGCGTACCTGTCCTTTCGGAGCCGCGTTCGGCTGAGCATCCGGGTCACGCACAGCGTGTTCTACTGGCGGGTGTTCGAGTTCGGGGCGAAGATCTTTGGCCGCCCCCTCTTGTGGATACCCCTGCCGTGGGCCAGGGAAGCCCAGGGGATCAGGGCACGCGACTACCCCGGAAATCTCTTCCGCGTCGAGCGGCTGGGCCGATCGCCGCTCCTGATGGCCCGGACGGGCGCCGGGACGGTGGAGGCCAAGTACGTGGGCAAGGAGTTCGTGGTCATCCCGCGCAAGTGGCGGCTGCGAGACATCGTTCGGCAGGAGCAGAAGCGGCTCGGTCGATACTACCGGGAGGCCCTGCGGACCAATGGCTGACGAAGACCTCGTTTCCGAAGTCAGGATCGAAGGCCTGCCCCAAGCCGAGGCTGGCCTCCTTGCGCTCGGCGCGGCCGGACAGACCGCGTTCGCGACGATCGACGGCGCGGCGGCGCGGTCCGGCAAGAGCCTGAGCAGCTGGTTCACGCAGATGCGCTCCGGAGCCAAGGCTCTGCAGCAGCTCAGGCCTGCACCTGGCGCGCTCGGCTCGATCGAGGCGATGTCCAGCGGCTTCGGCAAGCTCACGTCCGGGCTGGGACGCGCAGCCACTGCCTCGAACCGCTTCATCATGGGCTCCCGTCGGGTCGCCACGATGGCTGCGGCGGTCAGCGGAGGCCTGATCGCCGGGGCGAGGCTGGCTGCCAAGTCCTACGACGAGGCTGGCAAGTCGCAGGACTCGCAGACCGACGCGCAGATCCGAGCCGCCCAGACTGCCCAGGCCACCGAGAAGGCGCAGTTCAGCTATCGCCAGTCGGTTCAGGGGCTCAATCGGGACCTGGCCAACGGCAAGCTCTCCTTCTCTGAGTACGACCAGGCGATCCAGGATCTGAACTTCTCGTACAAGCAGTCTCAGAAGGAAGCGGAGTTCACCCGGCAGCAGGAGGAGGCGCTGCGGGAGGAGACGCAGCGGCTTCAGGCTACGGCGGCCAAGCAGGAGGCCTTCGGCAAGCTGGCCGACACGTTCGGCGGAACCCTCGCCGGTTCGCTCATCACGGCCGGACGGGCGGCGGACACCTTCATCGGCGACATGCAGCGGAGTCTCGGTCCTGCAGTCTCCGGCATCGTCAACCGCGTGGTCGCCCTGTTCGAGCAGAACCGAGCGAAGATCATCGCCACGTTCGACTCGATCGCCGCCAAGATCGACGCGTTCGTCCAGGGCGGAGGCGTCGAGCGGGCGTTCACCGTGATCGGCCAGGCCGTCGGGACGATCGCGAACATCATCCAGAACGCGGTCATCCCCGCGATCAACTCCTTCGTCGCTGCCCTGCAGCCGGTGGCCGCCGCGATCAACGCGGTCTTCGGGACGGAGCTCACGGGCGGCGGCCTGGCCATCGTCGTTCTTGTGGGACTGATGACCCGAGCCTTCACGGTCCTGTTCGCGCTGCTCAAGGCCGGAGGTGGCGCCTTCCAGATCGTCCTCAGCGTCCTCCTTCGCCTGCCCCAAGCGCTTGGATTTGCGGCCATTGGTCTCCGGGGCCTGGCGGTTGCTCTGCGTCTTGTGGTCGCGTCGCTCGGTCCGATCGGCCTGGCCATCGCCGCGGTTATGCTGGCGTTCGCCGCCTTCGAGGCGATGGGCGGGGACATCACCAAGGTCTGGGCGGCGCTCGTCACGTTCTTCGGGACGACTCTTCCGCAGGCGATCTCGTCGGGGGTGTCGTCGATCCTGCAGGGCATCACCACGTTCTTCGGAACGACTCTGCCCGACGCGATCTCATCTGCTCTGAAGAGCCTCGGAGAGATCGTAGCTGCGGGCTGGAAGTGGATCGTCGATGCGAGCATCGCCGTCTGGAACGGGCTCGTCAACTTCTTCACCGTCACCCTGCCCGACGCGATCAGGTCTGGCCTCCAGTTCATCGCTGACACCGTCAACGGGATCTGGACGTCGATCACGCAGACCTTTCAGAACGTCTGGAATGCCGCGGTCGAGTTCGTCATGTCGAAGCTGGGTGGGCTCTTCACCTTCGCCCAGAGCCTCCTGTCGCTCCTGGACAAGATCAAGAGCAAGGCCAACAACGCGGCGGGCGGCGGGGAGGTCAAGGCCGCCGGAGGCGGGCACATCCGGGGACCCGGAACCTCCACCTCCGACAGCATCCCGGCTTGGCTCTCGAACAACGAGTGGGTCATCCGCGCCAGGGCGGTCCGCAAGTACGGCCACGCGTTCATGCGCTCAGTCAACAACGGGACCTTCAATCCTGGCGGGGCTTTCCAGCACGCGCTGGGCGGGCTCGCAGGCAGCGTCAGCAGGCCACGGTTCGCGGATGGGGGGCCAGTCCAGGCTCCGGCCGCCGGGGGCAGGCCCATCGTCCTGAACCTGCCGGGTGGCGAGAGCTTCCCGGTGACGGCGTCCGAGGACAGCGCCAGGGGCCTGATCAAGTACGCGGTCCGGCGGCAGACCAGGTCGACCGGACGCAAGCCGCAGTGGGTGGGACGATAATGCCAGCACCAGGGTTCTCAACGCTCCTCGAGATCAGCGGCGCCGGCCTGCCGCCCTACTCGGCCCGAGGCTTGACTCAGACGCTGGCCCCGATCCAGCAGGCGGCGCAGATGCGCAGGTCGATCAACGGAAAGCTGATCGACGTCTCGCTGCCACAGTTCAAGCTGTTCGCCTCGAGCGTCAGCGGCGCCGACCAGCGGCCGCCGTTCGCGTACTTCCCCGGAACCCTGGTGACCGTCAGGTGCCTGTCCTTCCTCTCGTACAAGACCTCCGGCGGAGCTCAGGAGCGCGACGCGGTGCCAGGTAGCCACGTGGTCGAAGGGGCCTGGACCTACTACCGGCCGGTCCTGGTCATGCGCGTCATGAGCTTTTCGATCTCCGAGGAGGAGTGGGCGGCGGGCGTGAACTGGAGCGTTGCGCTCGAAGAGTATGAACTGGACGACGACCCAAGCTGATGGCAAAGGACCGCTTCTACTTCGCGTACGTGGCCTCCGGCGGGATCGCCTTCGATCCTGACGTGCACAACGTTGTGGACGAGGACGTCCTGGCGTTCGAGTTCATCCACACCGAGGGCGAGTTCGCGCAGATCGACATCGACCTGAGGAACCCGAGGGACGGGGGCTTCCTGAAGCCTGGCCGGATGCGGTGGGCGTTTCTGTCCAAGGAGATCGACGCGGGCGTGATCATCCCGATCTTCTATGGCCGCATCGTCGGCGTCCCGACGGACGTCTTCGCCGAGATCGTGACGGTCACCTTCACGGCTCGCCCCGAGGACTATCTGGAGCAGAAGGCTGCGCTGGCCGACACGCTCAAGGTCTCCCCCTTCTACGATCCGATCTTCATCTCCGAGGACAAGCTGGACGACCCGGACGTCGTGCTGGAGAGCCGCGCCGTGCACTGGCACGTTGACCCGGTGACTCACGACCTGACGGTCAGCTCGATCATCTCCGGCGAAGACGGCACGGTCACGCTGTCCGAGGACGATCAGTTCTACGAGAACATGCAGTTGACCCTGAACGCCTCCCCGGCCTCCGCCATCGTCCTGCAGGGAACCGTCGACTGGGACCAGGATGTGGTGGTGGACGTTGGGGACGGGCTCAACATGATGCCCTTCATCGAGAAGGCCTGGCCGGTCGACCCCGAGGCTTACCAGGGCGGGAAGTTCCTGACGTCCTTCACGTTCAAGGGGCTGTTTGGGGACTGGCCCAAGACCGGCGCCAAGGTCCCCGGCGGCTACATCGTGATCCTGGGGGAGCTCGAAGACCACTCGCTGCTCAGCGTCCCCGAGATGGAGATCCCGCACTACTTCGCCGACCCGGAGCACCCGTTCGACGACCCCGTCCCGCCGGTGCCCCTCTCCGTCGGTTCGATCATCTTCGAGCCGAAGGTCAGCGGCAAGTGGTGGAGCGGCGAGACGGCTGGCTTCAGCAGCCAGGTCGAGATGACCTACGCTCCCCTGGGCTACGGGATCGGTCGCCTTGTGCTGGGCTACGACGTGTCCAGGAAGTATCGCGAGACCCTGGTCATCAATCTCAAAACGTCCTGCCAGCCGATCGTGACCGAGCCCGGAGAGGACGAGATCATCCGGGTGGAGATCAACGGCAACAAGATCAGCGACTGGATTGGCGACGAGGTCCCGATCGGCGACGTGCGAAGGCGCAAGTTCTTCACGACCGAGCGCGGACAGGCGGCCATCAAGTACCTGCTCTGCATCGCCAGGGCCAACCTGCTGGGCAAGGCCAGGGCCGTCGAGATCACGTTCGAGTGCCCGATGGACGTCGGGCTGGAGTTCAGCCTGCGCAAGAACGCCCAGGTCACGAACGGCCGGCTCCCCGGCGGCGAGGCCACGGGCAAGGTCATCACCATTGCTCACTCCCTGGACGGGGACACGGGAGCCGCCCTCAGCAAGATCACCTTCGCCTGCCTGATCGGGAAGGACGAACCCCCCTACACCGAGAGCGCCGGCACCCCGACCTACTGCTCAGCCGACTACGTCGGGGCCGACTACCAGGTCTACGACTCCCTCGTCAGCCTGATCGACCCGACGGTCACGGAGCTCGCGTTCACGGTGGACGCTTACACGCCCAACGACGACGGTATCGACCTCCTGAACCTGAAGGCCAAGGACCTGGTCAAGGCGGTCAGCATCACGAACTCGTCCAAGGATCAGCGCCTCGTTCTCGAGCCTTTGATCCCGATGATCGCAGACGTGGCGGCAGTCAACGGCGCGCTCAAGGAGATCCCGACGGTCATCAGCCTCACGCTGAAGCCCCTGACGACCGGACCCTTCGAGACCTTCGTCACCATCACAGTCGAAGATCTCGTCATCCCGACCCAGATCGACTTGGAGGCCACCGCATGAGCAACGTCGAGAACCTGGTCCGCCCGTTCCTGCCCGGTGGCGTCTTCCCTGCCGGCCGGACGACGAAGCCCGAGGAGAAGATCGTCGAGGACACCGTCATGGAGTGGGGCAACAGCGGGTCCAGCGTCTTCCAGCTCAGCGCCTCGAACCAGAACGACGTCGAAGCCGAGTCGAACCCGAAGGAGGAGCGCCGCAAGTTCGACGTGGCCAGGATCAAGAACAAGGACGACGCCAACCAGTACGTCGACGTCGAGGTCATGACCGAGTACCAGGGCCGGAACCAGATCGACAAGAAGCGAACGCGCATCGGCTTCTCCCGCATCCAGCCGGCGGACAACATCGAGATCATCAAGCGGGACCAGGTGCGCACTACGAAAGACCCGGCGTAAGGACAGGACATGGCCATCATCTACGTTACAGACGGTGTGTGGGGCACCGGCACGGGGTCGCCCCTCACTGCGGCCGAGGTCGACACGAACTTCTGGGATCTGGACTTCCGGGTCACGGAGATGGAGGAGAACCCGCCGAGCGCGGTTGGCATCTCCAACATCGAGGTCATCGGCAGCCAGATGATGATCTTCCTCTCCGACGGCACGACGTTCGGGCCCTACACCCTGCCGGTCGCAGCGTTCGAGTGGCGCGGCGAGGCGCAGGACGGGCAGCCCGTCTTCGAGCTGGACATCATCACGGTGTTCGGCGAAGGCTTGTTCATGGTCCTGCAGGACCACACGATCGACCTGCCGTTCAACCCGGACCTGATCATCCTGGGCGAGCCCGCGTACCTGCGCCTCTGGGGCGACGATCCCTACCGCTACGACGTGGCCTGCTTCGTCCCCGGAGCGCCTGGCCTGGGGCTGGACCCAGACGAGGATCGGCTCTTCTCGCACCTCTTCGCCACGCAGGTCTTCCTCGAGGACAACCTGGCCAACTCGCTGTTCCAGCTCCGCGTTGGCCCTGCCAGCTCCCTGGAGTTCGAGATCCGCAAGAACGACACCCCGATCGGGACGCTAAACTGGGGCGCCGGGGACACGGACCCCGCCATCGACTTTCCGGACGCGGTGCAGTTCGAGCCGGGCGATCGGCTCTCCATCATGCCGCCGGTCGCCATCGACGGGTCTGCGGTCGAGTTCACTGGAACGTTCGCTGGCCGACGTGGGCTGATACCGGGATCGTAAGATGGTCGACACAGCATACTCCAACCCCGGAGGCGCAGGCGACCGGACGGCCGACATCACCGTCACGTCCAACATGTTTGCGGGGGACCCGAACGACCTGGTGAACGGGGACACCACCGCCAACCCCGGGCTGGCCATGACGCCAGGTCAGGGGGACGGCTACATCAAGTTCGACTTCGGCTCAGGAGCCGACCCCGTCATCGACGCCTTCCGGTACTACATCCGGACGCACGTTCACTCCATGACGATGGGCGTCTGGCTGTTCGAGGGCTCAGACGACGATGCGACCTACGTCAACCTGGCGAGCGGCCTGTGGCTGTTCACGGCTGGCGAGGAGTACGCGGTCGCCTGCATCGAGATCGCCGGCTTCCAGAGCACCGTCGGCTATCGCTACTTCCGCATGACGCAGGGGAAGTCGGTCGTCCCGCCGTCGGTGCCGGAGCTGATCGAGTTCGAGTTCAAGATCAACTCCTCCGAGACGACGCCGGACCCGCCGCCGGACCCGCCGCCGGCTCCAGACTACGGCGAGCCCGGAGGGACGGGCGATCGGACGGGCACCATCTGGGTCTCGCAGAACTTCTCTGACCTGTCCGGCAACGCGGCCAAGCTGATCGACGGCAGCTTCACGAACGACGCCACGGGCTCGTTCAAGTTCGACGAGGCGCTGAACCAGACCAGCGCCTCGATCGTCTTCGACTTCCGCCCGTCCGGGTTCAAGCAGCGGATCGTGGGCTTCAAGTGGTACCAGGAGAGCGTCGAGGCTCTGGGTGTGTGGACGTTTGAGGCGTCAGATGCCCCACAGACCGGCTATGTGCCACTCATGACTGGCATCGCGCTGGGCGAGGACGTAGACGCAGAGTACACCTTCACCAACCCGAACGGCTACAAGTACTACCGCCTGCGCAAGACAGACCCCGACGTCATCCTGACCGACGACGCGTGGATCGAGGAGATCGAGTTCATCATCGGCGCCACGGACGCGGTGCCCGACCCCCTGCCGGCCTACATCACGGTGGACAGGACCGGGGCGATCTCGGTCACGGCGGTGGACGCTGACTTCACGATCAACCCGTCGGAGGCTGCAGCCGACGGGTCCTGGTTCGACGGCGACACGGGCGACGACGTGGCCTGGCTGACGATCGGAACCTCGGGCGGCCTGGTCTTCCACTTCATCCGGGCGCAGGTCATCAATGAGATGAAGTGGGTTCAGTCAGGCTCATCGGCTCAAGGGCTCTGGCGCGCGTACGGATCGAACGACGGGTCGTCCTACGAAGCGATCGGCCGGGAGCCCGTCCGCATCGGCGGCAGCGACATTGGCAACACCACGACCTACAACGGCTTCAACGCGAACGACAAGGCGTTCCTGCACTACAAGCTGGAGCTCCAGGCCGGCAGCTCGTCGGTCTCGCACTTCGTCCGGGAGGTCCAGTTCAGGACCCTCGAGGCCAACCTGGACCCCGGCGACATCTGCCTGAGCTACGCGAACGCCCTGGGCTCCGGCGACCGGACGGGAGACATCGTCGTCTCCCTGGACGCCGGGACCGAGGACACGGGCTCTGACCTGGACTGCATCGTGGACGGGGTGCGCACCGGGTTCAGCCCCTTCGCGCTCCTGGTCGACTCCAACTGGGCGATCAAGTTCGACTTCGGCTCGCTCCGCATGGTGCGCCAGGCGGCGATCTACTGGCAGACCGGCAACGCGGACACGAACCAGACTGCAGTGTGGGAGGGCTCGAACGACGGCTCGACCTGGACGATCTGCTCGGTCCCCACGAACCTGGCCAACGAGATCGTCAACAATGGCTCCTACTTCCGCACGGTCGCGACGCTCGAGGACAACGATCAGTTCTTCCGCTACTACCGCATGCGCAGGGTCAGCGGCTCCGGCGCCCTGAAGATCCAGGAGGTGGAGTTCTGGATCGACGGCGGCAGCGCGGGGAACCCCTGCGGAACCTACAAGTACGTGCAGAGCCTGGGCAACCGCGACAACGATGGTCCGTATGGGATCGGGATGAGCCTCACTGGCACACTTGACTCTGGGGCGATCCACGAGCTGGTGGACGGCGTCACGGCGAGCGGCATCGTCATCACGACGGCGCAGACCGGCGTGGTCATCAAGTTCGACTTCCGGCAGAAGGTCTTCATCGAGACCACGAAGATGAACGGCTTCACCCCCGGAACCGACTTCCATGGTCAGCACTACTTCGAGGGCTCCAACGACGACTTCGTCTCAGACGTCCACGTCCTGACCGACCCCTGGCACGCGGGCACGGGCTTCGCCTTCACGAGCGAGCAGAACGTCGACGCCCCAGGATCTTATCGGTGGTACCGCATCCGGCAGAAGAGCACCCCCGGCTGGCTCAACTCGATCGGCATCAACGAGTTCGACTTTCGCATGTTCCCCCAGCTCTCGTCGGGTGCGTGCGCGGGAGATCCCCCTGCGGTCGTCAGCCTCGAAGCCCACTTCGTCGACGAGTCGATCTTCGACATCGATGGCGGTCCGCCGGGACCGGCGGCGCTCGAGGCGCACTTCGTGGACGAGGGCGTGCTCTCTGTGGAGATCACGGACACCAACCCATGCAACCTGCGGATCGGCGACCGGACGGGGCGCATCGCGGTCACCACGGACCTGGCCACCTTCGAGGGGACCGCCAGCAACATCGTAGACGGCGCCTTCAACTGGTTCAGCTCAGGGGTCACCGACGCCCTCGGCATCGACATGAACGCGGACGTCACCGGGCTCTACATCAAGTTCGCCCTCGACGTGCCGGCCAAGATCACCGGCGTCCGGGTGGTGCAGTCCTCGGCGGACCAGCTCGGCACCTACCAGTTCCAGGGCAGCGCGGACGGGTCGTCCTGGACCGCCATCGGCTCTCCGCTCCTGATCGATCAGATCGACCAGCTCCTGGACTTCTCGGTCAACTCGACGGCGTACTCCTGGTATCGCTTCCTCGGAACCTCGGGCTTCGCGATGGGCTTCCAGTACCTGGTCGAGGTCGAGTTCGTGATGGCGTCCTGCCCCGTCGAGCTGTCCTCGCACTTCGTCGACGAGAGCATCCTCGAAGCCGCCCCCTCGGTCGCTCTGCACCTCGCCGCCCACTTCGTCGACGAGGGCAGGCTTCGGGCCAGGGAGGCTCACGAACCCGTAACCAGAGTCCAAGTGTCCCCGATCCCGTCGGGGCGATAAAAGGAGATGTGATGGCAAGCGACCTCTCAACGTACCTGGGAAACAAGATCGTCCGGTGGCTCGGCGGCCAGGCCATGCCGACGGCTCCAGCGACGGTCTACCTGGCGCTCTTCGACGGCGACCCCAAGGCGGCCGGCGTCGAGGTGTCGGCCGACGTCAACTCAGCCGGACGGCAAGCGATCGTCTGGACGGTGCCTTCGGCTGGCACGGTCAACGTCATGGAGTCGTCCGACGACGTGGACTGGGGCGCGTCCGAGGGCGACGTCGATCTGGACTGGGTCGCCGTGTTCGACGCCGCCTCCGCGGGGAACCGGCTGGCCTCCAAGGCTCTTTCGTCCCCGCAGTCCATCCTGACCGGCCAGCAGGTCCTGTTCTCGGCCGGAGACCTGAGCTTCACAATCGGGACCTGAGCACCCCGGAAGGGAACCCCAATGAGCATGAGCATAGTCATCAGCATCCTGGTCACGTTCCTGGTCATCGTCCTGATCGTCTACCTGGTCGACCTGATGCCGATCGGCGACGCGAGGATCAAGAACATCATCAGGATCGTCGTGATCATCATCGGCATCCTGGTCATGCTGAAGTACCTGGCCGTCTTCTGACCGCCAGTTATAGATATTCAGGATGGAGACATTGGCGTCGGAGCTGAAGGGGCAATCTTGTGCTGTCCGGGCATGTCAGGGCAACTCCGGAGCGAACTTTCTCTCATGCTGAGCGTCTTGTGCGAAGTCCGGGGGGAGAGAGGATCTGGGAGCTTTTTTGTCAGATCTGCAGGACGCAGGGGCTCAGCCCCGGAACCGGTGAGCTGATTAGGAGCCCGCCGGCGTGGCCTGAGCGGCTGGGTGGGCGATATGTGGCCTTCGGCTGGAAGCCCGCTCCTTGGGCTTCCCAGCCAATCTGAGAGGGGAACCGACGAATGGGCGGCAAACTGCACCACAAGCGTGGCCAAATGGGCCTGTTCAACCCCGTCGGGGCCTTAGTTCACGTCGGTTCCGAGCGCGCCTGTCTCAAATCCTGGGCCAAGCTGAGGGGGCTGCCAGCCCAGGATGGCCTGGACCTGGCGCATCTCCGGGTGAAGATCCAGATGGCCAGGTGGCAGGTGGCCGAGGTCGTGGTGGCCGTTCTGTCCCCGGACGCCGACCTCTCGGGCTTCGAGTCGGGCGCCGTCCAGATGGCGACGCCCGACTTCAAGGTCAGCGCTTAGTCGCTGCCGAAGGCGGCACTAAGCGTCACCCCGACCTCCTCTCGCTGCGGCGCGCTGCCCCTCTGTCTTCGTTTCGGCAGTCCCCTTCTGTGACACAGCTGAGTTGGGTACGTCCTCCCCACCCCGAAGGCTGCCGCTATCGCGTCCACCTTCTCGCCCTTGAGGTAGAGCCTCATGATCTCCAGCCGCTGGTCCGGCGTCAGGAACTTCCTCACTTGGCGGCCTGTCCGGCCAGGTCGATGAACGCCCGACGGAGCGGGGGCTTCATCTTCGACAGGGCTGTCAGCCCCTCGATCCCATCCCGCGTGGCGACGAACTTGTCCATCGCGGTGGGCTCCCGCGGGGGCACGCCCTCGATGCCCTCGTAGAAGTGGGCGATGGGGGCGTTGAGCGCCTTGGCAAAGAAGACCAGGGCTGAGGCCGAGACCCGGTTCAGGCCCCGCTCATACTTCTGGATCTGCTGGAACGTGATGCCGAGGCACTCCCCCAGTTCGCTCTGGCTCATCTTGAGCTGGTTCCGGCGCTGCATTATTCGCAGTCCGATCTGCTCGTCGATCTGCTTGGTCTGCTCCTTGGGCCTCTTCCTCTTCGGTCCGATCTGAGCTGGCATATTGCCGTCCTCCCCTGTGGTCAACTGTTGTCGTCGCGGCGGCCAGCCTCTTCGAGCTCCCGCCGGAGCATGTCGCAGGTCTCAGACACGCGGTCGGCCAGCTTGGAGCTGGACTCGACCTGCTCGAACAGCCGCTTGCCCTCGTCCCGGTAGGCCTGGACCGTGTCCTGGAGCTTCTTGAACGCCTCGGCGTAGGTGCTCATCATCTCAGCGACCCGGTCCTGGGACGCCCGGAGCTCCTGCCCCATCTCGTCGATCATCTTGGCCGTGGCCTCGTACTCCCGGACGACGGCGGCAGCCGAGAGCATCCCGGACCGGGTCGCCCCGTCCATGTGCGTGACGTAGTCAGGCAGGACCATTCCGGCCCGGACCGCCTCGGGGGCGTCCGCCGGGGGCAGCTCCTGGCGGACTTCGGGTTCGAGATCGATCGCTTGGGCAAGCTTGTCCATCAGTACTGCCTCGCGGGGGAACCTCTGAGGCTGGTGTGGTCTGCTGTTCACTTCTTCTGCTCCTGTGCTCTTCGCCGCCTTCTCCGCCAGCGCCGGCGGCGCCGCCGAAAGGTCGGCTGCTTTCGCACCGTCGGGCTCGCCCGGAACGGCGCATCGTCGAGGGCGGACGGCTTGTCCGGCTCGACAATCTCCATCTCAATCTTCCGGTCGCCGAACTTCTGGCGATCGGACTTTCCGCTCCCCTCCCACCTCTCCTCGAAGGTCAGGGGCTCCCTGGCTCCGGCGGCGGCCGATGCCACGAACGTCGTCATGGCCGCGGCGAGGAAGTCCCGACGGGTCAGCATCAGACGCCCGTCAGCATCTTGCGGATTTTCAAGAACGCGTTGGGTGGCTCGTCCCACAGCGGGTCGTCGAAGTGGGGCAGGCCGTTTCGGACGTTGCATCGGACCAGCGACCCGTCGATGTAGCTGAGGGTCGCCAGCCGGGTGGTCAGGTCAGACTCGAGGAGCCACCGCGCTTCGGCGACGAAGAGGACCAGGACGTCGACTTCGGCCAGCTTCAGGTTCCGGAGGATGCGCATGAGGTTGGCGAAGTCCTGGCCGTGCGCCTTCTTGATGTCGTCCCTGACCAGTCGCTTCCACTCTCGGTACAACTTCAACTGCGCGTTCTGCTCCTTCTGCTTCTTCTCCAGCAGGATCATGGCGGGCGACCGCTTCTGGTCTTCGCGCTCCTGCTTTGCCTCCTGGCGCCGCCACTCTCGCTTGACTGGCGCTGGAGCTATTCGCTCCGCGTGATCCAGGAATGGATTGGACATTCTTCAGATACCCCCACGAACCAACAGTTTCAAGGACCTCTTCGACTGACCGGCACACCACGTACTTGATGCCGAGCCGACCGCACATGGCCTCGAAGCCGAGCTGCTCGTCCGACTGACTGCCCCGGCCGGCCTTCATCTCGATGAAGGACACCTCGGGACCCGGCGCGAGAAACATGAGGTCAGCCACACCCGGCTTCACCCCCTCGGCCTTCAGCCGGACAGCGACCGGGATCAAACGATGATCGCCGTTCGGGATCGCAGTGAGAAACACCTCGCGCCGCAGCTTGACCGTCAGCTCCGCGACGGCCTTCGACTGCAGTGAGTGCTCCGCCCTCTTTGGTTTATTGCCCGTCGGGGCAAACCATCTCCTGGCCATCGGGGCAGTCTTAGCCGAAACGCGGACAATGTAAACCTATTGCGGGTGCATGGTTAACCGAGGTTTACATCGTTCGCCCTAGACCCCAATGTCCAGACCTGGCGGTAGGGCTTTGCTGCTGCGCTGGGAACTAGTCCATCTGGTTCCTCTCGCCCGCAGTGTGCGTTTCGGCCTGCCCAGGACGAATGCTCCTGTGCCAAGAGCGAAGCCCGAAGCTGGGAGTGCGAGCCCCGGCGCCGTCCGCATTCTTCTTACCAAGGCTCTACCCGTAGTTTACATCGTTCGCGGTTCGGTTCAGGGTGCAGCTCATGGCCAAACCGAAGACCTCCCCGCTTCTGCTGGGTCTGACCAACCCCCACTCGGATCGCCCGATCGACGCCTTGTGCGCGACCCCGATCCGGTCCGCCGGGTGGCGGCTCTGGCGGCTGATCAAGGATGTGGCCCCGACCATCAGCAGCGTGGACTACGAGCGATCGTTCCGCCGCCGCAACATCCTGGACCACCCCTTCGAGCTCCGGCTCCACGCTCCCGTCGGGACCACGGTCGTAGTCCTGGGCGATGAGGTCAGGGCGGAATTGAACCACCGGCTTTCACGGAAGATTGAAAAAGTCCTGATACACCCACAGCTCGTGGACGGCGTGATCTGGCGGCTGATCCCGCACACCTCCGGCCGGACGCTGCTCTACAACGACCCGACGGTGCGGGCGCTGGTCGGCCTGCTCCTTCTTGACCTGTACCAAGGACGATACTGATGTCTACGAGCACGACGAAGGAACTTCGAGAAGAGCGGAAGTCGACGCACGGCAACTGGGACGACGGAGCGGAGATCAGCGAGGCCACGATCGAGATCTGGGAGAAGGCCAAGAACTGGCAGGCGATGAGCCGGGGGCAGAGGGCTTCGCTCCGGATGATCGCGCACAAAGTCCACCGCCTGCTCACGGGCGACCCGGACCTGAAGGATACTTGGGACGACATCGCCGGGTACGCACACCTCGGCATTCCAGAAGCACAGAGAGACAAATGAACACGATAGCTTGGGCAATCGCAATCCTGGTCTTCGTCGTCGCCGTCCTGGCGCTGTACGCGATCCGGCAGAGGAGCAAGAGGGAGCTCACACGCCTCATAACGGACCTTCCGCCCCCACAGCGCCCCGTCCGCCGCACAGCAGGGATGCCAGGTCGCAGCCGGAGCGCTGAGGACTACACGTTCGGCTCCGGCCGCAACCTCTTCAACCCGGACGCGAAGCCGCTCCTGCCCCGGAGCCCGCCGGCCAAGAAGACAGACTGAGCTCCCCGGAAGGGGAGGACGTTGGGCTAACCCCTGACGCCCCAATGACTGGGGAGCAGGTCGCCATTCTGGCACTGCCCGCCGTGGTAGCCCCCTTGGCCTGCTCCCCTTTTTTGTTTCAAGGCACAGGAGAACTCAATGTGCGGAGTGTACGCCGAGCTCGGCGCGAAGGGCGAGGACATCGCGGCAGCGGTGGAGATGATGAAGCACAGGGGCACGCGTGAGCCCCGGATCGCCCAGACCAGGACGGGGGCGATCGGCCACGTCCGCCTGCCCATCGTGGGCCTGGGGCCAGAGAACGATCAGCCCATGCACCGGAAGGGGTGGTCCGTCGGGTTCGTCGGCGAGATCCTGGACTTCCGGGAGCGCTTCCCCGGAGCCGACTGCGACAGCACCATCGCGATGGACACGTGGATCGACCAGGGCCCGATGGGCTTCACCGAGTACGACGGCTTCTGGTCGATCGTCGCCTTGAACTCCAACGAGGAGTCTCTCCACTGCCTGGTCGACTACCTGGCGCAGAAGCCGCTCTACTACCGAGCCGACAAGATCGTCGCCGCCTGCTCCGAGCTGGACCCTCTGAAGTCCCGCGGTCCGGTGACCTTCGACAAGGTCTACATGTCCGCCTGCATCAAGTGGGGCTACTGCCCGGACCAGCGGAGGACGCCCTACAACGAGATCAAGAAGGTCCTGCCCGGAGAGTACGTGCGCCTCTTCCCGTCGGGCCGAGTCATCGCGCAGGTCGTCGACAAGCTGGAGCCCCAGTGGCACAGCAACTACGACGACCTCAGGGAGGAGATCGTGAAGGCCACGAAGCGGCGGGTCCTGTCGGCCGACGTGCCAGTGGCCTGCCTCGTCTCGGGCGGGCTCGACAGCTCGATCGTCTACACCCTGGCCCGCAGGTTCAGCGACCAGGTCGTCCCCTACTACGCCCAGCCCGTCGAGCACCCCACCGACCTGACGAACGCGCAGGAGCTTGCTAGGGTGCAGCTCCTGATGAACGAGAACGATGCGGAGGCCAAGGTGATTAGCTGGGAGGCCGGAACCCTGGAGGAGGGCCTGCACTACATGCAGGAGCCCGTCGACCTCGGCTCCCTGATCCCCCAGATTGCGCTGGCCAACGCGATCAGCGAGCCCGTGGTCCTGACCGGGGACGGGGCCGACGAGTGCTTCGGCGGCTACGGCCGAGCGATGCGATACGACTCTCAGTACAGCGACATCTTCCAGGAGATGGTCATGTGGCACCTGCCCCGGCTCGACCGGGTGATGATGCGGCACGCGATCGAGCTGAGGTCCCCATTCCTGGCCCGGTCCGTGGTCGAGGGGGCGATGGGCGTGCCCTGGATCGACCGTCGGGACAAGGGGCTGCTGCGGGCGATGTTCAGCGAAGACCTGCCGAGGGGGCTCGCAGAAGCTCCCAAGATCCCCCTGCGGACAAAGGAGGTGGACAGATCCCCCGAGGACTATCGTAAGCTGCTCGTCATGATCTTCACAGGGGAGCAGTATTGACATGGCTCGACGACCGAAGACCGATGACCAGCTCAGGGCCGTCGGCATAACCTGCGGCATCGGATCGATGCTGATCGGAGCCCGAGCAGCCGGGTTCAAGATCGAAGGCAACGTGGAGTGGCGGAAGTACTACCACGAGAAGGACGCCCACGGGCAGAACACCTTCGAGGTCAACTACCCCGGTGCGCTCTTCCCGAACGACCGGCCGACGATGACCGAGGAGGAGTTCCAGAGGTTCAGCAACGCGGACATCGCCCTCGGCCACCCGGAGTGCGGCAACTTCAGCCGCCTGTCCGGAGCCAACCCCGGCCAGCGCGAGAAGATGTTCGACCCCGCAGACATCCCGCTCTTCTGCGAGCTGGTGGCGGAGTTCAAGCCCCGGTACTTCGTGATGGACGACCTGCCCAAGTCCTTCATGGCGTTCCCGATGGCGAAGTATCACGAGCTGCTGCCGGACTACGACCTCTTCCCGGAGTGGGTCAGCAACTGGGGCTACGGCAACGTTCAGAAGGGGCGAGACCGGATGTTCATGCTGGGCGCGCTGCGGAAGGAGAAGTGGACCTTCATCCCCGGCGAGGCCGTCCACTCGCTGAAGGTCAAGGACGTGATCGGCGACCTGCCCGAGCCCAGGGCTCGCGGCAACTTTCCAAACCACGATCCGGCCGACGGGACGCTGGACTGCTTCCGCGCCCTGAACCTCGGCAGGTACAGGAAGAAGAACTCATGGGATGAGGTGAAGGAGTACTTCCGCGACAAGAAGGGCGGCTTCACCCTGGAGTACCACCCGAGCGAGGAGTCGAAGAAGGAGCGGGCGGCGCGGGGCGACAACCCCATGGTCAAGCGGATCGGGTTCCTCAAGGGCCACTGGGACGGACCGGCGCACGTCCTGACCGGCGGCAACGCCTCGGTCCACTTCCACCGGGGCGAGCCCTACACCGTCCGGGAGCGCGCCCGCATCCAGGGCTTCCCCGACGACTTCGTCTTCTACGGAACCGTCCTCAACGACCGCGGGGAGTGGAGCCACGACCTGAACCAGCACATGGTCCGGCAGACCGGCAAGGCCATGCCCATCCAGTTCTGCACGTACGTCTCGAAGCAGATCATGGCGCACATCAAGAAGGAGCCGTTCGAGACGACGGGCGAGCGGGTCAATCAGCCCAACGAGCACGTGGACGAGGCCAAGACCTGGTACTGTCAGAACGTGGGCTACACGGACCAGAAGAAGGCCTGCGGGGCCTGCTGGCTCTCCCGTCGGTGCGCCGTCCGGGTGGACAAGTACGGGATGAAGCCCATCGCCCCGCCGCCCCGCGCCGCCAGGACTGAGGATGCTCCCCGCGTTCGCACAAGAAGTCCCAGAACTCCCCGTAAAATTCCCCGGGGAGTTCCCCAATCAACGGAGCCAGCCAGTGTCAGCGAATAAGCTCAACCACCCGTTCGACGAAGTCGTGATCGCAGCCAACGATGCGATCGCTCGAGGGGCGGACGTGTACCAGAAGTTCTCCTGCGCCGGCTGCGGTCAGCGGTTGACCATGTCGGAGGCGAACACTTTCTTTGAGACGGGGTCCTGTGATAAGTGCGGCGTGGTGACCGACATCAAGAAGGACGGATGCAACTTCCTGGTCCACGCGATGACGCCGGAGGCCAGGGCAAAGATGGAGGCGGAGAAGTATGCTGGCGGTGCAAGCGGAGACGTTCACGGAGCTGAGGGAGAAGCTGAAGGCGGAGATGAGAAAGGCCCCGCCGGTCAAGACTGAGCGGTGGCAGGGCGTCCCGGTCAACACGGACACGTTCGAGCTCCAGGACGTGAACGTGAGCGTGCCCCTGCACGGGGGCGAAGGCTTGGAGCACTGGCGACAGGACACGAACTGCAATCGGCCGTGGGCCGACGACCACTTCCTCGAGCGCGTCGGGGGCGAGCCCCTGAACCCTGGAACCCAGTGGGCGAAGTGGCCGTGGGGCCTGTCGGCAGCGAAGTTCAAAACCGAACGCTTCAACCACACGTACATGGAACGGCTCTGGCCGAAGTTCGCCCGTCGGACCGACGATGGGGTCCTGCCCAAGCCGCCGGCCGGCGAGTACGGGCTTCGCAAATGGCCAGCGGTGGACAACCGGCCCAAGTACGGGATCGCCCATGGTTACGGGGACCTCCAGGATTTGATCGACCTGCTGGCTCGGGAGCCCCACACAAGGCAGGCTTACATCCCGCTGTTCTTCCCGGAGGACACGGGGCTGTCCGACGGGGGCCGAAAGGTCTGCACCCTGGGCTACCAGATCATGGTCCGGGACAAGCGGGCGATGATCTGGTATCCGCTCAGGTCCTGCGACCTCATCCGGCACTACAACGACGATTGCTACCTCGCCGTCCGGCTCCTGCTCTGGGTCATCGAGCAGTGCCGCCGGCTGAACCCGCAGGTGTGGAACGAGATCGTGCCCTGGACCTACAGTATGCACATGACCTCGCTCCACGTCTTCAAGAACGACATGGACACCTACCTGGCACAGGAGAAGCAGAATGGGAATGTTTGAAGACGTCGGCGCCTTCCACAGGAAGTTCGGGCTCGATCGGTCGGACGCCGGCCCGCCGAAGCTGCTCAGCGAGGGCGACAGCAAGTTCCGGTTCGACTTCATGATGGAGGAGCTGCTGGAGTACAAGCTGGCGGTCGAGGAGGGCAGCCTTCAGAAGGCGGCGGACGCGCTGCTCGACCTCGTCTACGTCGCCTTGGGCACCGGGCACATGATGGGGCTGCCCTGGGGCGAGCTCTGGGACACCGTCCAGAGGGCGAACATGGCGAAGGAGCGGGCGACCGGCGGGGACGACGACAGATCCAAGCGGAAGAACTCGCTCGACGTGGTGAAGCCCGCCGGGTGGAAGCCCCCGGACGCGGACCAGCGGGCGATCCTGAACCGCCGCATCGCGTGGTGGTACGACGAGATGAATGCCGGGAAGCCCGTCGGTGACCACGATGGGCGATGAGATCGATCTCAGCGGGCTCGGAGGCCCCGAGGAGGACTACCGCCTGCCGCGTCTGAACCAGGACAAGTGGGATCGTCGCTACATGGCGCTGGCCCACTTCTGGGCGGAGCAGTGCAGCAAGGACCCGAGCACCAAGGTGGGCGCGGTCCTGGTCGGGGCCGACCGTCGGGACCTGGTTCTCGGCTACAACGGCTTCCCGCCAGGGCTCAGGGACACGGAGGACCGGCTGAACCACCGGGCGACCAAGTACCTCTACACGATCCACGCGGAGCGGAACGCCCTCGACAACGCCAAGTTCGACACGAAGGGGGCGACGATGGTGGCGACGCTCTTCCCCTGCGAGGAGTGCGCGAAGTCCATCATCGCCTGCGGGGTCCGACGGGTCGTGTGCGAGGAGATCCCGCAGGCCGAGCCCTGGCAGAGCAAGGCCCTGCTGGCCTGCGACATGTTCCGGGAGGCCGGCGTCGAGGTGAAGCTTCTGAAGGAGTTTACATCGTCCGGGAGCTGATCCACACTGGCTGCTCCAGCCCAGCTGAGTCGTGTCAGTACTGGCCTGGGAGTAAAACCGACCGGGGCCGTCCCCTTCGAAGCCCCCTCTCGAAAAGCCCCGGTCGGCTGTTCCCCAGGATGAGAGCCACACATGAGCACCTCTTGCACCTCATGAACCTCTTGAACCTCACGCCCCCCGATGATCTACTGTGAAGCGTGCCGCGCCAAGAAGCGCTGGCCCGGAGGCCTGTTCGCCGGGTGGAACAGGTGCGAGGTGTGCGAGAAGCCGCGGCAGTGCTACGACGAGTCGTCGTGGTTTGTGCTCGACCAGGAGCAGCCGCTCGGCGTCGATGCGTACAACATGGCCCGCAAAGAGCACGCCTTCCTGCTGATGTGCGAAGGGCTGAAGCAGGCCGAGGTCGCGCGGCGCTTGGGGGTGTCCAGCACTGCGGTTCGCCAGATGCTCGACAAGTTCGCAGGCAAGATGCACCACGTCCTGAAGCACTGCAGGTGCAGGATCGAACGCGCGGCGTGAGAGCCACCTCACGCCACCTCTTGCACCTCTTGCACCTCATGGCGTTTGCTGGACCTCGTTGACGGACTTTTGACCACGCCGTCCGGCCCCCAAACTTTCCTCTTGATTTTTTCCCGCGTTGATGGACTGTTGAAGGTTCTCTTGTATGGTGTCCATACCGAAACAGACCAACCCCGGCAAACAGGACACCCCCGATGACCTACGTAATCTACCACATCTCCTCGACGATGCAGGTCGGCCCCACCAAGTTCGGCAACCCGGCGACCCACGAAGCGAAGAAGTACAAGACCCTGGGCGCTGCCCTGGCGACCTGCCGGAAGTTCAACGAGCGGGCGATCGCTAAGGACGCTGCCGACATCGTGAAGTACGGCTGCACCCACGGCGACAACCGGACCGCCGGCGTCGGCCCTGGCCCCTACGGCGCCTGCTCGATCGACCACTATGCGACGAAGGTCGTCCGCACGGTCACCCGCACCAACCTCCTGTCGGGCCAGGCCTACCAGGAAGCCAGCAACACTCCGGGCTACTGCAGCCCGTCGTCAGAGGCTTACTGGGCGATGTGATCCGGCCGGGGGCTCCTTCGGGAGCCCCCAATCTTTTCTCTGCAAAGTCTCTGCTGTTAACACTCTGCAAACACTCTTGCAGTATGGTGCTGACACTGAAACAAAGGAACACGCAGATGACCACCTCGACCGCCAACTACCTCGCCAAGAAGCTGGAAGTCCTGACGATCGCCGACGCGAGCGCCTGGTTCGCCACCGGCGAGAAGTTCATCTTCTGCATCGACCACCTGGAGATCTCGGCCTCCGCCCGCTACGCGGACAAGTGGGTCGACAAGATGGAGGACCACCTCTCGACCATGCTGATCGACGCCGAGCTGATCGCCCGCGGCGTCTGAAGCCCTGCCGTCGGACCCGGGAGCAATCCTAGGCAAGGCCGCTAGCCACGCGGCGCCGCCAAGAGGTCCGACGGTTTCTTTTTCTGCAAAGTCTCTGCTGTTAACACTCTGCAAACACTCTTGCAGTATGGTGCTGACACTGAAACAAAGGAACACGGACATGGCAAAGCCAAACAAGACGGTGGGACGCTGGAGCCAGCAGAACCCGCGACCCCACGACCCGGAGGCAGAGGCCCGCCACCGCGCCAGGATGAACCCGGACATGCGATCCGTCATGGAGGCGGTCGGCGCGGGCACGATGACCGTCGCGGAGGGCGTGGCAGCCATGCAAAAAATAAACGGAGACGAGGCCTGATTATTTTCTGCAAAGTCTCTGCTGTTAACACTCTGCAAACACTCTTGCAGTATGGTGCTGACACTGAAACACAGACACAGGACAACCCCGATGCGCACCCTCACCCTCTCCACCGGCTCCTTCGACCAGGTCAACACCTTCAACGTCGCCCACCCCCGTCGGGCCAAGGACTACCTGCCGATGCGCGCCGCCCTCTACCGCGACTACGCGAAGGTCGGCGACGGCGTCTACTGGGCGATGCAGATCGCCGGCTGCATCAAGTCCTCGTACAGCGATGCAGACCGCGCCGAGATCGACCGCCTGAACGTCGAGCCTGCCCTGACCAACGGCGAGGTCGTCCTGATCGACGGCCACCAGTACCGGACCGAGATCAAGGGCGCCTACTCTGACTGCGCCGTCTTCCACCCGGTGGCCTGAAAATAAAATCGGGGGCTTCGGCCCCCGTTGACACTCTGCAAACTTTTCTCTTGTATGGTGCCTCCACTGAACTTCTTCGCCCCCCGCCAGGTTTACACTAGGGCTTGGATGGGATACTACCAGTAGATCTTCCCGGCACAGGAAAACAACGTCATGGTTTCGGTTCTTCGTCAGCTTCAAGCGGAATGGAACGACCTCGTTCCCCTCGCACAGGCCCGCGGCGTCCGCCGCGTTCGCACCCTCAACGGCCCCCTCGAGACGATCGCTTACCGTCGGGAGCGGCTGAACTGGCTCCGGGCTCAGCTCGGTCAGACGTCAGCCCTGACGTCCCCGACGGCCCCGGTCGGCTACGACCTGGCCGCCTTCACCTTCGGCGTCGAGCTGGAGTTCGTCCGCCCCGCCGGGATGACCCTGGCGACCTGCGCCCGGAAGGTGACCGAGGCTGGCGTCGAGTGCCACGAAGAGGGCTACAACCACTCCCTCCGCCGGCACTGGAAGATCGTGACCGACCAGTCCGTCGGCTACGACCGCGGCGCTGAGGCGGTCAGCCCTCCCCTCCAGGGCGAGGCTGGGTTCCAGCAGGTCCGCACGGTCTGCAACGCCCTCAAGGCGATGGGCTGCAAGGTCACGGTCCGGTGCGGTCTGCACGTCCACATCGGTGCCCGCGGCGAGTCGGCTGACTTCTTCAAGAACGTCATCCAGCTCTACTCCTCGGCTGAGTCGACGATCGATCGGTTCATGAGCCCCTCCCGACGGGGGACGGCCAACATGTTCTGCCAGCCGATCCGGTTCAACGTGATGATGCTGATGGCCGCCCAGACTGTGGACCAGGTCGCTGCGGCAGCCTACCACACGAACGGCAGCTCAGAGTCGTTCCGCCGGCACGGTGTGCAGGCGATGCGGGACGGCAACCGCTATCGGAAGGTCAACCTGCAGTCCTTCTGGCAGCACGGCACGATCGAGTTCCGCCACCACCAGGGCACGGTCGAGGCGGAGAAGGTCATCAACTGGGTCAGGTTCTGCCTGAAGATTTCGGCAGCCTCGAAGGAGGGCCCGAAGCAGGCTGCCAACCTGGATGAGCTGATGGACGCTATCAAGGCCGACGACGCGGAGAAGTCCTACTTCGCCGCCCGGACGGTGCACTTCAACCGAGGAGCTCGCTGACATGACCACGTACATCGTAGACGGCCGGGTGGTCGACGCGGCCACCCCGGAAGCCCTGGTCCGCCACATGCACCGGACCTCCCACTCCCCCGTCGGGGACGACACGACCTGGATGAAGCAGGCGGCCGAGCGGATCGTCATGCAGACTGGAGGAGAAATTCGAACCTCTTCGTTTGACGACTTTGTAAAGGATCTGCTCCACATTGGACTGATCGAACTGGCACAGGAGAAGTGAAGTGGCACGAGGATACAAGAACCTGAGCGAGTGGATGGCCGAGCGCAACATGCCGACCACCACTGGCCCGAAGCGCGAGCCCTGGCAGGACCGGGCCGACGACATCACCAGGGAGCGGCTGACGCCCGAGCGGGTGTGGAAGGACCGGCCCATCGTCCGGAGCACCCGGCCGGAGCCCGAGGTCCGGCAGCTCTACTGGGCCTACGGCTCCAACCTGAACGCGGCGCAGATGGAGAAGCGATGCCCCGGTGCCAAGTACCGGCGCGCCCTCTACGTCGACGACTGCGCCCTGGTCTTCCGGGGCGTGGCCGACGTGACGGTCAAGGAGGGGTCGCGCTGCCCCGGTGCGCTCTGGTCGATCACGGCTCGGGACGAGGCGAAGCTCGATCGCTACGAGGGCGTCGGCTCCGGGGCCTACCGGAAGTCCTACTTCAAGCTCCGGGGCAACAAGAAGGTCTACAGGGTCCTGTTCTACCAGATGAACGACGAAGGCATCCAGCCCCCGTCGGAGACCTACCTCAAGACGATCGAGCAGGGCTACGTGGACTGTGGGCTCGACCCGGCCTACCTGGACGTCGCCCTGCAGCAGAGCTGGGCGGGCAAGGACGTGACCGAGTACCTGGCCTACCGGCACCGCCAGCGCGGTGCGCCGAACCTGGCGAAGGACTTGATCATCACGCCCCGGTCGCCCTCGATGACCGACGACGAGATCAAGCCCGACACCTCCGAGCCTGCGCAGGGCACGATCCTGCTCCCTCCCCCGGCGGCGGAGGCGGCGTCCTGAAAGTTCGCCGGCGTTGACACTCTGCAAATGGTTTCATGAGTAGAGTGCTTCCAACGGCAACAGGAGATCACGACCATGGACTTCCGCTCAGACCGCGACGACTCAGACTTCCGCATCGGCGACGACTACCGCTTCGGCAACACCCGCTCCTTCGGGACGGTCGTCGACATCGAGTTCCGCCCGCACCACCCTGGCGACGAAGCCTACATGGGCGGCACCTTCATCCGCGTCCTCCTCGGTCCGGTCGACCTGGGATGGATCTCGGCGGACTGATGTGGGACAGCGAGACCATCGCCACCGAGATGTCCCGCCTCGTTCGCGAGGCGGAGAGGGCGGTGGTCGCCAAGCTGAAGGCCCGCCAGCTCGGGCAGGCGTTCGAGAATTTGAATGGCACAGGAGAAGGCAATGACGACGAAGCGCGACACGATCTTGTTCTGCAACGCCCCGACGAAGGTCCGGGACCAGCGGACGCTGGTGTTTGTGTACGGGACCTTGATGAGAGGTTATGGGAACCACTGGCACTTGGACCGAGCATCGTTCCAGGGCGAGGCGACGACCAGGGCGACGTATCGGATGAAGAACGTGGGCTACCCCTACATCTTCAACTGTGACGGGCACCCCGGCGGAGCCCAGGTCCGGGGCGAGGTCTTCGACCTGAAGGGCCCGGACGAGGCGGACATGCTGAAGTCGATGGACCGGCTCGAGGGCGTAGCCCACGGGCACTACCGCAGGGTCAAGCGCCGGGTCAGGATCGACGGCGATCCGAAGGACTACATCGCTTGGGTCTACGAGCCCATGCCGCGCACGTGGGGCGAGGTTCCGCGCAGCCGGTACGTCCAACCGGGCCCGGACGGGCTGCTGAGCTGGGCGCGCACCCAGAGCCACAGGAGGGTGGCTTGAAGAACCCCCCGACCCTGGCCGACGCGATCATCGGCCGGTGCCTGTCCAAGCACGGGCACCTGATCGGGGGGCGCAAGTTCGCCGAGACGCTGGCCGGAGCCCGCAAGTTCGTGATGGACGACTCGATGAGTTCGTTCCTCGCGGACATCGGCGGTGCGGATCGGCTCGGAGAGGACACGGCTGCGTCGCTGAACGCGATGCGCTTCCTGTCTCGCCTGCCCCACCGGGTGACGTGGATCGAGTACAACGCCAGGGTCCGGCACAGCAGGGCCCTCGAGATCGGCACCCAGTTCCTGGACCCCCCATCCATCGGGGAGATGCCCGCGCGCCTCGGCTGGCTGTGCATCCAGCACCCGACGATCGACTACGCCTTCACGGCGATCGAGTGCGCCAGCCACACCTACGGTGCGCACGACGAGACGCTCGAGCAAGCGCAGCCCCACTTCCTGGCGTACGCCTGGTGCTCGGAGGACCACCCCCTCCCCTGGAGGGTCATGGACCGGGAGATGCCGATCGCCTCGCACCTGCAGCCCGACCGGGCCACGACGACGGCGTCGGTCGAGGGCGTGCTCACGGGTGACCTGCACTACAGGAGCCCCCACGTCGGGATCATGCCGTCGCCCCTGATCGAGACCACCATCTCGCAGATGATGGTCGAGATCCAGAAGCACAACCCGATCGCTGAGCTCGCCGGCGACCTGCGCTATCTCTGGGCGTTCCTCTCGACGATCAACGACCTTCCCGTCGCCTTCCGCGAAGTCCACCCCTCGAAGGGCTACGTGGCCAAGGGGAACTACAAGAAGTTCATCTCGCACACTGTCGTCACCCTGACCGTCCCGACGATCCGGGCCATGACGATCCTGGACCGCGTGCAGGCCCTGGCCCGCAGGAAGCGGCACATGGTCCGGGGCTTCTGGCGGGAGACGCTGAAGGGCAAGACGTGGATCGCCGAGCACGAGCGGGGCGACGCCGCCCTCGGCTTCGTCGTCCACGACTACTCGGTCGAACGCTTCAAGGGGAGGTCAGCCACGCGAGCCGGTTGACCCAAGCCATTGCAACAGAGGAGAGAAGTGAATGGACATGCTGATGAGAGCCGCCGCCCACGTCGACAGGGTTCACCGGGGCAAGGGCTTCGACGAAGCGACGACCGTGATGCGCATCGTGCCGGAGGGCATCGCGGTGACGACCTGCGCTTTGCACCACCCCCTGCAGGCTCGAGACTCCCGCACGGTCACTTGGGCAGAGCTGAGCGATGCCGGGACCAACCCCCTTGTGGATGCGATCGACAGGACCAGGACGGCAGTTCTTGGAACCAAGCCATGACCGAGCCCGTCATTGTACCGCCGATCAAGGGCGAGTTGCAGCCGTGTCCGTTTTGCGGATCGGAGGCCGGGCTGGAGCACGACAGCAACGGCTCAACAATCGCAAGCTGGCGCGCCTATTGCCGTGACATTCGAGACGGCTGTCCGATGGGAATGACAAACACGATCGGCTATCCACGACGAGCCGAGGCCTCCGCCGCGTGGAATAAGAGAGCGCGATGACAACGGCGATGAGACCATCAGGGAGGAGTGAAGATGCCCAAGTACACTGATGGCCGAACGCTGGTCCGTCGGAGCATCATCGAGAGCATCATCCGGGCCAGCCCCGGACTGAGTGGGGCCGACGTGTTCAAGTCGTACTTTCGGTGCGAAGAACGCAAGAGGGCTGGGCTGAAGTCGAACCTGATCGACCCGGATCTGAAGTGGCTGCGCGATCGCGGCAAGGTTCACAGCGCAGTGACGCAGGGCGAGAAGGGTGCGAGATGGTATCCGGCGACGGAAACGGAAGGCTCCGAGGATGCCTGAGCGAGCTGGTCTTCTGGGTGGTCATCCTCGGCCTGTACCTGGCCGCAGTCCTCGGTCCACTCCTCCTCCGGTGACCCCATGAGCTTCTTCATCTGGTCCCCGAACCGGGCGCTCAGTCAGCGTCAGCCCGACGCCACTCGGTGCCGGTGCGCCGTCCGGGGAGTGGGCAGCTACTTCAGCCACCAGTGCCGAAACAAGGTGAAGGTCTGGCGCCAGTACGAGGGCAAGCGGATGGGCTTCTGTGCCCTCCACGACCCGGTGAAGCGGGAGGCCCTCCGGGCGACCAGAGCAGCCCGCTGGGAGGCTGAGTCGAAGGCCCGGGATGAACGGGATGCCTACAGCGATGCCCGACGGGCGTGGCTCCTGGCGAGCGTGGAGGTCGTCCGTCGGATCGCCGCCGGGGCGAACGACGCCCGAGGCCTGGCCGGGGAGCACCTGGCGGCGGAGCCCAAGAAGCCGGCCTGAACTTTTTTCTGCGAATGATCCCTGCATGAGATGTTCTGTTGAAGAGTCTTGGAGTACGGTGCCTGCATCGAAACAGGCAACAGGACAACTCCAATGACCATCGACTGCGTAGACCTCGAACAATTCATCGAAACGATCGCCGGCCTCGCTCAGCGCGGCATCGGCTTCAAGGCCGACGCTGGCCGCCTCCGCATCACCCTCACGGGGGCCTGCTAACATGGCCCGCACCGTCACCATCCAGATCCCGACCGGCTTCGCCGAGTTCCGCGTAGACCTCCCGCTGGTCGACAAGCCCGCATTCGCCAAGGACTACTCCGGCATCGACGAGTTCGTCGGCTTCCGGGTGGCCACCCTCCACGGCAAGCAGTGGCTGATGGCCCGCGGCCACAAGGACGGTCCGGACCAGATCGTCGTGTGGTATCCGAACGGCCGGATGTGGTCGGGCTATGGCCTGTCGCAGAAGGAAGCCCTCAAGGGCGCCATGGAAAATGCTTGGAGGTACCTGTGACCCAAGACCCGAACGACGACTCGATGGCCACCCGGCTGTTCATGCTGGGCGGCTCCCCAACCCCCGAAGACCGCGAGTGGTTGACGGCCGACGAGGCCCGGGAGCTGGCGATCGCGAACAAGGCGCAGGAGGACTTTGCCAAGCTGTTTGCCGCCCAGCGATCCAAGAACCACTGCGGCGACGGATGCACCGGAGCCGACCACCCCTGCCACTGCGCGATGAGCGCCCTATCCACCGCAATCAACTCGACGACCTGATCATGGGCGCCATGGAAAATGCTTGGAGGTACCTGTGATCGTTAACGCTCTGCAAACGTTTCTTGAATATGCTAGCCCCATCGAAACAGGCACAGGACTTCAGACCATGAGCACGAACACCTTCTACCGCGTCAGCACCCTCTGGATGTCGAAGAACGGCACCGACGTCGTCTCGGCCAACGACCAGACCTTCACCACCCTGGAGATCGCGAAGGCTGCCGTCGCCCGCATCCGCCGGGACGGCGCTCGCCTGGACCACGACTATCGGGTCCTGCTGACCGAAGTCACCCACAAGACCATCACGATCTGAGGAGCAGGAAGATGCAGCCGATGGACCTGAGGAGAACCCTGGACTTCGTCAAGGATGCCCACGACGGGCTGACGGACAAGAGGGGCGAGCCCTACTGGCAGCACGCTGATCGCGTGATGCGCCGGCTGGGAGCCTACGCTCCGCTCGAGATAAAGATGGTCGCCCTGCTCCACGACGCGATCGAGGACACGCACGTCGACGCCGACGACCTCCGGTTCGCTGGCTTCCCGCTGGGCGTGATCGAGTCGGTCGCCCTCCTGACCCGAGACCACCGGAAGACCTACGCCGAGTACATCCAGGCGATCGCCCAGTCGGGGAACTTCGATGCCGTCCGGGTGAAGCTGGCCGACCTGGCCGACAACCTGGACCCCGCCAGGTCCGACGGGCTGACACCCAGCCTAGCCCGTCGGTACGAGACCGCCCAGATAGTTCTGCAAGATGCTCTGCTGGGGATGCTGCGTTGATGTTCTTTTGAAGAGTCTTGGGTAAGGTGCCTGCAACCCGAAAGGACAACCCCGATGGCTACCCCCTTTGAGTTCGGCCGCATGGCCTGCCTGTCCGGTCTCTCGCAGAGCGCCAACCCCCACGTCACCGGCCACACGAAGCTGGGCGCGCCGAAGCTGTCCGAGGACGGCGTCGAGTGGGCGTCGGGCTGGGCCAGCGTCCCCCGCGCGGTCAGCAAGGCCGACGAGGCTGCTGCCCGCCGCTACGACCTGTCCCCCTACCGCCGCAAGTCCAACCGCTACTACCGCTGAAGGAGAGAGCAAATGGAACGATACATAACTCTATTGGGAGCGGAGGAAGTCTCCCGAGCCGCGAGCACGATGTCTTCGGCAGCAAGCGAAATGCAGAGAGCAGCGAGCAGCATGCACTCGACCATGGAGGTCCACCATCGTTTCATGGACGACTGGCTCCAGAGGTTCCAGACGATGATGGAGAAGCAATCATGACCACCACCACCACCACCACCACCACCACCACCGCACCCCACCCCTTCGAGGCCGTCGCCAGGATGGCCGGCTTCGAGTTCAGCCAGACCCCTGCCCTCGGGAACCGTCCTGTGGATGCGCGGGCCCGTCGAGCTCGTCTGGTCCGGGCAGGACTGGCTCGTGACCGGCAACGGGATCGCCCACGGCCTGCCGGTCCTGGACGCCCAGGGCTCCGGCATCGAGTCGCTGTCCGACGTCCTGGCCGCCCTGATGGACCAGACCGTCGGGATGCGGACCCGCCTGGCGGCGCTCTTTGCCGAGCAGGACGCATTCTCCAAGAAAAATCCTGACTACGACGGGACGCATTGACGAGCTGTTGAAGAGTCTAGGGCTACTGTCTCTGCACCAACTGGCACAGGAGATCTGAAGATGACCGCGACCCCCACCACCCCGTCCACCGAGTTCGAGCGAACCCACTGCGGCCGCTGCGGCGGATCGGGCAGCTACTCCTACTGCCAGATGCACGGCTCGACCTGCTTCGGCTGCGCCGGCACGGGCAAGAAGCTGACCAAGCGGGGCGCTGCGGCGTACGCCTGGTTCAAGGAGCAGCGGACCGTCCGGGCCGACCAGGTCGTGGCTGGCAACCGCATCCACTCGGGCGGCGCGAAGTTCACGGTCACCGAGATCTCCGAACCCCACGTCGGCGCCTACGTCGGTGCCGAGCGCCAGCCGGTCATGTACGTGACCTTCGCCAACGCCGACGGCAAGTTCCGCTACAGCACGATGCTGGACTCGAAGGTCGAGGTCCTGCCCCGGACCGAGGCTGACCGGGTGGCTGCCCTGAGGGCGGCGTTCGCGTACCAGGACACCCTTGGAAAGATGGGCCAGCCCCTGAAAAATAAGGCGAAGGTCTCTGCGGATTAACACTCTGCAAATGCTTCATGAGTAAGGTAGCTCCACCAAACAGGAGCTACCCGATGCGCAACCTTCTAACCTTCGCCTTCGACTACTGGTCCTTCCGCTCCACGATGGGGCCAGCCGCCGCTCTCGCCCGCGCCAACATCCGCCAGAGGATCGCCCGATGATCACCGTCGTCCAGTACTTCACCCGCGAGTTCTCCAAGCTCTTCCCCGGCTCGACGATCACCGTCGTCCACGACAGCCGCCTGGAGAACGTCGCAGTCCACGTCGACTTCCCGGGCTACGCCTTGGACTTCGTGTCCGCCCCGGACGTCGAAGCCATCAACTCGATGGACGGCGAAAGCGCCATGCAGTTCGTCCTGGCTGCCGCCCCGACCGTCGGGGTGACCTTCGCCGTCACACAAGAGTGGCTTGACCTGACCGTCTTCCACGACCACGTCTGAAGAGGAACCC